GAGAATCACCTCCTCTGCGCCGTTCTACGGGGCCGGGAGAAGTCAACGTAGATCACCCCGCCGACGACCTTGTAGACCCCGTATCGCTCCCGCCAGCGTCTTTCTTGACGTTAAACGCGACCTCCATATCCGCCTGCATGAGCTTGTCCAGCAGGGCGGAGACCTCGTTCTTGAGCTGGCCCTGCAAGGCCATGAGGTCAGACAGAGCCACCGGGTCGGTGATGGCACCGCCGGAGGATTCGATTAGCTTGCGGATGTCGGCCCGGAGGGATTGCAGGGTATGAAGCAGCTCTTGGTAGACGCGCAGGCGCTCGGGGCGGGCGAGCTGCATATCCCGGTTGAGGAGCAGGTAGAAGTCGTCGAAGCACTTGGAGACGACCGGGCGCAGCTCCGCAGGCATGGCCTTGAAGTGGCGCTCGAAGTTCACGCGGTCGTTGTAGAAGACCTGCTCGGTGTGGTTCTTCTCGTCCGAATACCCCAGCAGGTAGTCGGTGGACACGTCGAAGTAATGGGCCAGAAAGCAGACCGTCTCAAAGTCCGGCTCCTTGTCCTCAATCTCGTACCCGGAGACGGTGGAGCGCTTCTTGTGTATGAGATTCGCCAAATCGGTCTGCGTAATTCCCCGCTCCTTGCGCAGGGAAATGAGCCGGGTGGAAAACTTTTGCATTTGCAGCACCTCCATGAAATTTTATTATACTTGTTTTGCCCCATTTTGTGTAGTCAATGACCCGATAAGCGGCAATCGAGGGTAAAAAAATAACAGCAGGCGAAGAAAATGGTTGACAATGACCCCGAAAGGGACTATAATGAGCTTGCAGGCCCGGAAAGGGACATCATGCGGAGAGGAGGAGACGCTATGAGGGTGAAGCTGAGACGGTTGCGGGAGGCTCACGGGTACACGCAGCAGACGTTTAGCGCTGCGGTCGGGGCCAGCCGCACACACTACACGCAGATCGAGACAGGGGATAAGCAGCCGTCTTTGAAGCTGGCCTTGCGCATCAAGCGGGCGCTGAACTACTACGGAGACGACATCTTCGACAACACCATGCCCGTCAGGAAGTAATTTTTTTACCTGATAATGGCCCGTAACGGGACATTAACCGCAGGGAGAACCGCAAGGCGTGACACTTTTCGCGTCGCCCTCTCGTTTCAACCTACGTCCATTTTATCGCAGGAGGAGGCGAAAATAAATGCCGAGGCAGGCTACAAAAGCCATTGGCAACAGGTACTTCGAGGCACGAATGAGGGCGGCAAAGTACAACGAAAAGCTCTTGACAAGAGCGGGGGCGGTCGAATACCTACCCGGCGTGACCGAGGACAGCCTCAAGAAGTACGAGCTGGACATCACCCGTCCGCCGAACATCGTGGTTGCGCTGATGGCTGACGCTTACAACGAGCCGGAGCTGCGGGCGTGGTACTGCTCCCATGAGTGCCCGCTGGGGAAGGACTGCCGGGAGATACCCGAAATGCCGCCGGAGCGGGTGCTTATCCGCCTCCAAAACACCAAGGCCGGGGTAAACTCCGTTGCCGACACCCTATCCGCCATACTGGACGATGGACTGGTGGACGAGAGCGAGGCCAGACAGCTCCCGGAACTGCGAGAGGAGCTGCTGGAAATCCGGCGGCGGACGGACGAGGCGCTGGCAATGCTTGAAAAGCTCCAAAGGGAGCATCCGACCGAATAGGGACGACCCCTCTCGGAATACAGTTGCGGGGGAGGAGGTTGGTAGCATGGCCGACACAGGGCAAGGCCCGCATATCGTGAGGGACTTTACCGTAGGCAACACCAGAATCAAGATCGCGGACGACTGCTGCCGGGACAAGACCCCGGAGGACGTTCGGAAGATACTCAAGGAAATCGCGCAGGCGGCGCAGGCGGCAATTACGGCGCTGGCGGCGGAGTAAAAAACAAGCGGCGCAGGGAGCGCCGCACACCCGGCAGGCGGACAAGCCTGCGGGCCACAAAGGAGAGGACAGTATGAGAAACAGGAAGATGCGGATTTACCCGCCGATCATCGTGAGCGTGGTCGTGGCGCTGCTCACGCTGGCGCTGGCGGCCAACGCAATCATCACAGAGGGCACCAGAGAGGCCACAGAGCCGCAGGGAGCGGACTGGTGGACAAGTTACCCCGCCCTTTTCACAGCGGCTCCTACGGCCAGCACAGCGCCCACAGAGGCCAGCGACCCGCCGGAGGAGGAGCCGGAGCCTACATACCAGAGCATCATCCAGAGCCGGGACTGGGACGGCGAGGACAGCGAAATGCTGATGAAGATCGCCATGGCCGAGGCGGAGGGGGAGAGCGTCGAGGGCAAGGCCCTTGTGATGCTGGTAGTCCTCAACCGGGTTTGGAGCGACGGATTCCCCGACAGCATCGAGGAGGTCATATTCCAGCGCAACCAGTTTTCCCCCGTCCGGGAGGGCGGCAGGTATTGGACGACGGAGCCGAACGACGAGTGCCGGGAGGCGCTTGAGCTGGTGATGGACGGCTGGGACGAGAGCCAAGGGGCCTTGTACTTCGAGGCAGCGGACAATGAGCAGGGCTGGCACAGCAGGAACCTTGAGTTCCTTTTCCAGCACGGCGGCCACAAGTTTTACCGATAGGGGGCGGAGAAGGTGACACGGACAGAGAAGCGGAAAGCGCGGGAGAGGCAGAGGAGCCTACGGCGTATGCAGATCGTCGCATGGGTGATTCTGATTACCTGCGAGCTGCTGGTGGCGAGCATCCCGGCGGCGATCACGGCGCGGATTTTGCTGCCGCTGGGCCGGGCGGCGAGGGGCTACAGCGTTTTCGGCGTGGAGCACCTGATTTTGGCGGCGGTTTTTTGTATCGCCTACACCCTCGCCCACAAATACGCCTGCGACAGGATTTTTGAGGAGGGATAGAACGGGTGGCATATTACAGGATTTGCCCGTACTGCGGCGATCACCTCGACCCCGGAGAGCGGTGCGACTGCCTCGCCCGGAGGCCAGACGACGCAGAGGACAAGCCTGCGACGGGAGGTGATTCGGCGCATGGCAGAACCGATGCAGCAGCAGGCAGAGCGTTACCTCGGGGCGGCGATAGAGCCGCAGGAGTGGCGTAGGGCCTGCGAGAGCGCGGAGCGAAAGCTCCAATACATCATCGACAGAGAGGGGGATGCAAATGGCGAGAGGCGGAAGCCGTACTATCTCGCCCAGCTTATCGCGGAGGCCGTGAGGAGCGACCGATTGCAGCAGCTCACGGAACAACTCGCGGACTGCTATATGGGGACAAAAAAAGACAGCCCGTGCAAAGCACAGGGCCGCCTCTCAACCACCCCTATTGTAGCATAGAAGTCCGACAAATGCAATAGGAGGATTCACAAAATGTCAACCGATTTAGCGACACAGGGAGCCGGGAACGCCCTGATGATTACCCAGCAATACCCGGCAGAGCGGTATAACCTCCTCGTCCCGATGCAGACCGTGGCGGAAATCGCCGACATCCATAAGCCCGTGATGAACGCGGTGCAAATTTCCACCAACCTCGCGGACAAGGAAATCTACGAGCAGGAGAAGGCCAAGAGCGCGTGGAAAGACCGCCCGGCCACCCCTGCGGGCTACGCCCTCACCAAGAAGGGCCTCAACAAGCTCATGCGGGCGGCGGGCATCAAGATTTTGGGGACGCGCCCCATCATCCCCTCCACCTGCCAGAAATGCGCGGAGGTCAACCGTAGCATTGGCCGCCCGGTCAACTGCGGGGCCTGCGGGAACAAGGATGTGAAATTCGAGGCCCGCATTTCTGTCCCCCAGCTTACCGGGGAGAGCATCGAGATCGTCGCCCACAAGGAGATCATCGTACAGGATGTGACCGACGGCATGAGCGACGCGCAGCGCAAGGAATTTCTAAAGTTCCGCTCGGAAATGTGCGAGACCAAGGCGATCAACCGGGCACTCCGGGCGGCCATGCACATCAAGAGCACCTACACCATCGAGGAGCTGCGCAAGCCCTTCGTGGTGGCCTACCTCGTCCCGAACCTCAACAACGAGGCCGTGAAAGCGGAGGCGATCAGGCACATGTTCACCTCGGCGCAGGAGCTTTACGGCGGCCACACGCCGGACGCTCGCAAGGCCATCTTCGTCGAGGACGACGTGGAGGAGGGTATGGAGTACGAGGCCCCCGGCAAACTCATCACGGGAAGCCACGCCTACGAGGAGGCCCCGCCGGAGCCTCCCCGCCAGCAGCAGCAGAGGCAGCAGCGGGCAGCGGAGACGGCCACGGACTTCGACCCGACCATCTGTACCGAGTGCGGAGCCAAGTGCAGCAACGGCGTAGTGAAGTACAGTCAGGAGCAGTACGGGCGGACGCTCTGTATGAACTGCCAGAGGAAGCAGGGAGGTAATCAGTAATGGGAATCAAGGTTTTACATACGGGAGACCTGCACATCGGCAACTTCCCCGGCCCGGAGAAGGACGGCGAGAACGCCCGTTTCCTCGACATCTGCCAGTGCCTCGACGCGCTGGTGGCCGGGGCGCGAGAGCAGCAGCCGGACATTGCGGTTATCGCCGGAGACATCTTCCATCAGGCGCGGGTATGGAGCGACCGGGGCCTCAAGGAGCAGCAGACGGCGGTGAGCTTCCTCCGGGAGCTTTCTTTCATCTGCCCGGTGGTCGTCATGCGGGGCACCCCGAACCACGACAGCGCGGAGCAGTTCGCCACGCTGACAAGTACCTTCGCGTTCGACAACCGGGTACAGATCATCACCGAGCCGGGGGTACACCTCGTCAAGGGGAACAGTGGCGGATGGTTGAATGTCGCCTGCGTCCCCGGATTTGACCGGGGGTACTACCGGGCGCAGCACCCCGGCCTCTCCTCAGAGGAGGAGAACGAGGTGTTCACCAAGGCCATTGAGGACATCATCATCGGTCTCAAGGCCAAATGCGAGCCGGGGATTCCCTCGGTGCTGATGGGACACTTCACCATCACTGGGGCCAACATGGAGAGCGGCCAGACGGCTTTCTTCTCCCAGTTTGAGCCTGTGGTCTACCCGGCCACCCTCACGGCGGCAGACTTTGACCTCGTTTGCTTCGGCCACATCCACCGCCCGCAGCAGCTCGACGGCTGCAAGAACACCTTCTACTGCGGGGCCGTCTCCCAGCTCAATTTCAACGACGAGGGGCAGGAGCGCGGTTACTACATTCACGACATCGACCGCAACAGCCGGGCCGTGACCTCCACTTTCCACCCACTTCCTACGAGGAAGCACCTCACCATCCGGCTCAAAGACGACGACGTGCGGGAGCTGAACGAGAAGGGGGAGGACTGGGACGTTCCGGCCATCGACAGCGCAAATATCCCCGGAAATATCATCCGCGTCCTCTACGACTGCACCGACGAGCACAATAAGGCGTTCAACCATGGGACGCTCCAAAACTACCTCTACGCAAGCGGGGCCTTTTGGGTGCAGGAGATCACCCCGCAGAAAATCACCATCACGGTAGACCGCCAGAGCATGGACGCAGACGGTACCCCGGAGAGCAACCTCGCGGACTACCTCACCGAGAAGGGCATGGAGGCGGAGCGCGTCGGAGAGCTGGTGGAGCTGGCCCGGCCCATTATCGCGGAGGCTACGGAGCGGGCCACGGCGGAGCGGCACACGGGGTTGTTCGTCCCGGTGGAGATCGAGGTCAAGAACTACCGCAACTACCGGGAGGAGGTATTCAGCTTCGACCCCATCCGCTTCTGCACCATCAACGGCAGCAACGGCGTAGGAAAGAGCAGCCTTTTCATGGACGCTATGCTGGACGCGCTTTTCGAGGAGCCGCGAGAGGGCGAGCTGACGGGCTGGATTTGCAACGACCCGGAGGCCCGGAGCGGGGCCATCAAGTTCACCTTCAAACTGGGCGACCGCCTCTACCGGGTGACGCGCACCCGCATGAAAAGCGGAAAGGCCACCCTCAATATCGCGGAGCTGGTGGACGGCGAGTGGGCCGACCGCTCCAAGGAGAAGATCAAGGACACGCAGCAGGAAATTGAGAACATCATCGGCATGGACAGCCTCACCCTCAAGGCCTGCGCCCTTATCATGCAAGACCAGTACGGCCTCTTTTTGCAGGCCGACAAAGAGGCCCGCATGAACATCCTCGGCAGCATTTTGGGGCTGGGTATCTACGCGGGCATGGAGGAGCTGGCGGCGGAGCGGGCAACCGACACCAACCGGGCCGTCCGCAGTCTCATGGACAAGGCGGAGGCGATCACCGCAGGGCTGCCCGACAGGGCGGAGCTGGAAGCCCAAATCGCCTATCAGGAGCAGAGCCGCCGGAACTATGAGGCGGGGGCGAAGGAAAAGGCGGCAGCCGTGGACGGCCTCAAGGTCAAGCTCAACACGCAGCTCGAAGCGGCTGGCCGGGTAATGCGGCTCAACAGCAAGATCACCGCCCTCACGGGCCAGAAAGCCACCAAGGAGACCACCAAGACCTCGCAGGTAGGGATTATCACGGCGGCAGACACCATCCTCGCGGCGGAGGCGGAGATCACCGCAGGCGTGGCGAGCTACAACGCCCTTTTGGAGCGTGAGAAGGAGCTGATTGGAGGCAAGGCGACCTACGACGGTCTCATTTCCCGGAAAGGGCAGCTTATCGACGCGATCAATCAGGCGGACTACACGGCGGCAGAGGCGAGAAGGAAGAAAGCCACCGTCACCGCAAAGATTACATCGGTGGCGCAGGCCCTCTACCGTGAAGCGGAGCTGGCCGGGAAGCACACCGAGTACACGGTCAAGGCCCAGCGTCTCGCGGAGCAGGAGAGCCATGAGACCGAGTACAGGAAAGCGGAGCAGGAGGCGGCACTGGCGCAGGCGGATTTGGACAAGCTCGACCGGGAGCACGAGACTGTCGTTTGGCAGGCAAAGGACAAAATCGCCTCCCTCAAAGAAAAGGCCGCTATGCTGGAAAACAGCGGATGCCCGGACGTGGAAGCCGCTACCTGCCGATTCCTCAAGGACGCGCTCGCGGCCAGAAATTATATCCCGGAGAGGGAGGCGCAGCTCGAAAGGATTGAGGAGGAATACCAGAAAGGCCGTCAGGCGGCCCTTGAAGCCCTCTCTCTGGCGCAGACGGCGTTGGCCGACAGTTTATACCACCCGGAGGAAGTCGCCTCTTTGCGGGCCTCTCTGCGCTCCCTCGAAGCCGCAGAGCGGGAGTACCAGAACCTCGCCGCGCAGCGGAGCGAGCTGAAGATCTTGGAGGAGCGGGCGGCGGAGCTGGCAAAAGCCGTATCAGACGCGGAGGACACGGCGGCGAAGAACCGGGAGGAGCTGGCGGCGGTAGAGAAGCAGATCATCAGCGCGGAGACGGCCAATGCGAGCTACACGAGCCTGCAATCCGAAATCGCCGTTGCCCGGCTGTGGCTGGACAAGGAGAAGCAGCTTCCCGTGGCGCGGGAGCAGAAGTCGGCGGCGGCGCAGCGCGTCCTTGAGCTTGGTGAGGAGATTGAGGCCATCGAGAAGGAAATCACCGAGGCCCGGACGGAGCTGGCGGAGGAGCAGGCCAAGACCGTCGGCAGGGAGGAGCTGCAAGCGCAGGTAGACGCGGCGGAGGCCGCGATCAGGAGCTTGCAGGAGGCGGCCCGCAGCGCGGACATTGCGCTGGGCGGCCTCAAGGCACAGATGGAGCAGGTGGAAAAGAAGCTGGCGGAGACGGCGGAGCTGCAAGAGCAGGTGAACGCGCACTCGGTCAAGGCCGCCGGGTACGAGGAGCTGAAAAAGGCGTTCTCGCAGGACGGCATACCTCACAACATCATCCGCAGTATTATCCCCATCTTCGAGGCCACGGCCACCAATATCCTCGGCCAGATGTCGCAGGGCCGCATGAGCGTCGAGTTTGTCACAGAGAAGGTGCTCAAGAGCAACGCCAAGAAGGAGGTCACGACACTCGACATCATCATCAACGACAGCGACACCGGGCGGCTCCCCTACATGAGCCGGAGCGGGGGAGAGCGCGTCAAGGCGGCCCTCTCGGTCATTCTGGCCCTCTCGGAGATCAAGAGCAGCAAGGCCGGGGTACAGCTCGGATTCCTCTTTGTGGACGAGCCTCCCTTCCTCGATGCCGACGGGACACAGGCATACTGCGGAGCGCTTGAGACCATCCAGCAGCGCTACCCCAACACGAAGATCATGGCGATTACCCATGACGAGACCTTCAAGGCCCGCTTCCCGCAGAGCGTCACAGTCTACAAGGACGCGGACGGGAGCCATGTGAGGAGCGACTGATATGGGCGAAGGGCAGAACGCAAACGAGCTGATACTCCAAAACAAGGACGACCGGGAGGCCGTCGCGCTGGCCTTATACCGGGCGGGGTGCACAGTCCGCGAACGGCGGCGCAAGGACGGCGGAAAGACCGTCGTTTATCTGGAATACTGGAAGTGACACAATTCCCGCCGGGGGATTCCCCCGGCGGGAGGCCAAAGGAGGCGAAGCCATGTCCCGCAGAGACCAGCCATACATCCCGCTCTATGTGATGGACTTCCTGACAGACGAAAAACTGCGGGAGTGCAGCGCGGAGAGCGTCGGGGTCTATATCATGCTGATGTGCGTCATGCACAAGCAGGAGGAGTACGGGACAATCGTACTGCGGGAGAAAGACCGCAAGAGCGCCGACACCATTTCTGACTTCGCCGCGAAGCTGTCAAAGCATCTTCCTTTCGGCGAGGAGGTCATACGCCGGGCAATCCAAGAGCTGTTAGACGAGGGTGTACTCCACGCCGACGGCAGCAGGCTAATCCAGAAGCGCATGGTGCGTGACGCGGATTTGAGCGAGAAGCGGGCATCCGCCGGGAAGAAAGGCTCCACGGCCACAAACGCTAAATTTGACGCGGCAAAACAGGCGGCAAATACCGAGGAAGAAGACGGTGGGGAGGCCGGGGAAGCGTCGGAGGGAGGCCAGAGCGGACGGGCCAGCCAGAGGGGGCAATATGCCGAGGTGATGGCGCTCTACAATGAGATTTGCACCTCATTCCCCCGCATTAAAAGCCTGTCGGAGGCGCGGAAAAAGGCAATCAGGGCGCGGCTGGCGAGCGGCTACACGGTAGAAAGCTTCAAAGAGCTTTTCCAAAAGGCGGAGGCCAGCAGCTTCTTGAAGGGCAAGAATGACAGGAACTGGCAGGCGACCTTCGACTGGCTCATAAAGGACAGCAATATGGCGAAAGTTATTGACGGGAACTATGACGACAACGGAGGCGGTAGTTATGGGACTGGAACCAATAGGGGCGGTGCTGGCGGCAGGCCAACAGCCCCCGGAGACTTCAAGCCGTCGGGAGGCTTCAAAGGACAATGACAACTTCATCACGCCGACACAGGCGCGGGAGCGCGGTATTCGCTGGAAGACACAGCCCCCAGCGGCGGGGAAGTGCGAATACTGCGGGAAGACACTGGAACCCCGTGGCCTTGCCTTCGACGATGTAATCGCCATTTGGAACCCCATTCTCCCGCGCTGCGACTGCGAGCAGGCGACGGCCTACTGGCAGGAACAGGACAGGCAGGAGGCGGAGCGCAAGGCCGCAGAGGAGGAGGCCAAGCGCCGGAGGGCCATGCAGCGGCGGGTAGAACGGCTCCTCGGAGAGAGCGGCATCAAACGGCGCTTCCAGCAGCGGACATTCCCGAACTTCCGCACCGATACGCCGGGACGCAAGAAAAACTACGGGATAGCCAAGGAGTACGCGGACAACTTCGCATACCATCAGGCCAGAGGCGACGGCCTCTACATAGAGGGAACCAACGGGACGGGCAAGACGCACCTCGCGGCGGCCATATCGTTGCAGCTTATCGGCGAGGGAATCCCCGTGATATGCAAAACTTCAAGCGACCTGCTCCTCGACATCAAGAAATCTTTCGATGGGGAAGGGACACGGGAGAGCGACGTGCTGGACATCTACAAGCGGGTGGACTTGCTTATCATTGACGACCTCGGCAAGGAGCAATGCAGCGATTGGAGCATGAGCACCCTTTACTCCATCCTCAATGACCGCTACGAGGATATGAAGCCCACCATCGTCACCACCAACTACAACGCCGACGCGCTGGTGGCGGCGCTCACCCCGAAAGGCTACGACAACAGCAAGATTACGGCGATCATCAGCCGCCTCCGGGAGGTCAGCACCGTCATGACGATGGCTTGGACGGACATCAGGGGCAGAGAGGAGACGCAGCCGTGAAATACAGAGTTTGGATGGTTGGCAGGTCTATGGCGGCCCGATACGATGGGTACGTCGATGTCTTCGCAGACAGCGAGGAGGACGCAGAGTACAAGGCCAAGAGGAAACTGACCGGGCCGAACGGCAGCTTCTTCGACTGGTCTCCCTCTATGTTCCACGTCACCAAAATCGAGAGAATTTAGCCGGAGGCGTTTTATGGACAAGCAGCAGGACAGCGGAGTATTCACCATCCCAGCCCGGCGCTGTAAGCGTTGCGGCGGTCTCCTCACCAGCGCACAGGCTATCAAGGACGGCTACGGGAGTTGCTGCCTGCGGAAGATTCGGCAGGAGGAGCGGGCCAAAGAACAGCTCAAGAACCAGTGCAGCCTATTCGACGGAGAGGAGGGAGAGCTTGGAAAAGAAAATCCTTGACGTTACCTGCGGAGCAAAGACAATTTGGTTTAACAAAAACCACCCCGCAGCCGTCTACTGCGATAAGAGGCGTGAGTACAACGCCAAATTGTGGGAGAGCGCAGACGGAAAAAAGGAACGCTTTATCACGATAGACCCCGATCTGCGATGCGACTTCACAAACCTCCCCTTTCGTGACAACAGTTTTTCCCTCGTCGTTTTCGACCCGCCACATCTTACACACGGCGGAGAAACCTCTTGGCTCGTCAAAAAGTACGGTAGGCTTGAGGATAATTGGCCTCAAATGCTCCGAGACGGCTTCCGAGAGTGCATGAGGGTATTGAAGCCGGACGGCGTTTTGGTATTCAAGTGGTCGGAGTACAACCTTCCGGCAGAGGCGGTGTGGGAGGCAATAGGGCAAAAGCCGCTTTTTGGACACCACAGCGGGAAGCAGCAACAGACATTTTGGGGATGCTTTATGAAGATCATTGAGGAGGAGAACCAGTGAACGACATCTACCGGGACATCTGTGAAAAGCTCGATTGGAGCATCTACGAGGCAGGCAATGGGGACATTGAACTGCGGAAGCCTTCGCCAGCAGGAGAGGATTTTTCTTTCATCGTTGACGATGAGGGCTTCGTCGATAACGTGAAAGCCTACGCTGCCAGCTTCGATCAGGACGAGCATATCGAACTTTGGGTCAATGCGCGGCGCAACGGGACAAGAGGTGTACCCTCTACCCGCGAGCTGGTGGAGGACGCGCAGGCCATTGACGATATGCTGCGGGAGTTGGCCTGCGCCCTCTTTGAGGCGGAGTTAGAGGCGGTGGGGGCATGAGCAAGGACGAGTTTAAGCAGTGGATTTACGACAACTACAACGTGCCGGGTAACAACTGTACCATGGCCCCGGATATGCTCGACGGCATACTCGACTGGGCCGAAAACATGGGGCCGGAGGAGAAGTACCGCTTCTTCTGCGTGGTTTTCCCCGCATTGCCGGAAAGCGTTATCCGGCGCGTCGATTATTGAGGGGGCGGCCATGCAGTACATGAGACTGACCGAGGGAGAGAAAGCCCGACACCCCTCAATCCATCACACCGGGAGCGTCCGGGGAATGAAGAAACAGGGCTTTTGGGGCAAGAACGACCGCTGTGTCCGTTGCGGGCAGTACATCTACAACCTATCGCAGTACATCGGGCGGCGGCCCATCGTATGGAGGTAATCAACTATGCAGGAAATTGAAATCTGCAAGGCGGCGCTCAAACAGTGGGGGCCGGACGCGCAGACGCTCATGGTTTTCGAGGAAATGAGCGAGCTGCAAAAGGAGCTGTGCAAGGCCGCGAGGGGCAAGCAGAACAAGGACGCTATCGCGGATGAAATCGCGGACGTTTACATCATGCTCCGCCAGATGATTGTCCTCCACGACTGCGCGGCGGAGGTCGAGGAACACAAGGCCCGGAAGCTGGAACGCCTCGCGGCCCGGATTGCCGAGGCGCAGGAGGCAACGGGCCGGGACTACGACGAACAGGACAAGCATTGCCGGGAGTGCATCTGCCCGTCCTGCGACATATTCAAGACGGCGGACTGCCTTTACGGGCCGGACGGCTGCAAAAAGTGTCAGCCAGATTCCCACGTCGGGCATTGCTGGTGGCACCCGGACGAGAGGGGAGATCAGGAATGAGGCTCGGTGACGCTATCAGGATTTTTACGGACATCGACAGCGCGGAATACACCGACGAGCAGAAAGGGGCGGCCATACTCGCAGTTATAGGCATGGAGACGCACAACAGCATCAAAAAGGCAGCTATGCTCAAGGTTATCCGCTACCTACTCAACCTTGCTTTCGAGGTGCCGGAGGATGGGGGATGAAGGTTTTTAACGCGGCGGCTTTTATCACATCGGAGAGCGGGAAGCGCCTCAGAACGATTCTCGGCGGTCACATCGGCCTCTTGGACGGCAGGCAGGTACAGGAAGCCGGGGACGGATTTTTTCGGATAGAGTATGAGGCAGACGGCCAGAGCTGGGAGCTATACCCAGTTATGCCGGAATGGTGCGCAGAGGACACTCAGGAGCGGCTATTTTGACGGGAGGCAACTATGTATAAAAATTCAGAGGGCTACCCCGACCCGACCGCAGGCGCGGCATACAGCGCCATCCGGCAGGAGGAGCGGCAGCGGGAAGCGGAACGCCTCGCCACCATCAGCGCACTTATCCCGGTCATGAAGGGCGCGGCGGAGCTGGCTGGCTTCGAGGTAATCGGCAGGATCGCCCTCAAGGACAAAGCCACAGGAAAGGAGTACAGATAATGCAAAAAACCGACATCGAATGGTGCGACATGACGTGGAACCCGGTCGTGGGCTGCAAGCATGGCTGCGAATACTGCTACGCCCGGCGGTATGCCAAACGCTTCGGCGGTTACGACAAGGGCGACGGCACCATCACAACGCGCAACCCGCTCCCGAGGGCGGAGCTTCACCATCCCCTCACCATCACCCGTAAGAGCGGGAAGACGGTCAACTCGCCGTTCCCGTTCGGCTTCGAGCCGACGCTCCTGCACTACAGGCTTGAGGAGCCGCAGCACCGCCGGGATTCGCAGACGATCTTCGTTTGCAGCATGGCAGACCTTTTCGGGAGCTGGGTGCCGACCCGCTGGATAAGGGACGTGCTGGATGCCTGCGCAGCGGCCCCGCAGCACCGCTATATGTTCCTCACGAAACACCCGGCCCGCTACCTTGAGTTGGACAAGGTGGCGCTCCTGCCCCACGGGGACAACTTCTGGTATGGCTCCACGGTGCCGGATGAAACAGCACAGGCCATGTACCCAAAGGCGGAGGACATCAACACCTTTTGGAGCATGGAGCCGTTGCTCGGCCCGGTAGACATCACCGAAAGCGATGGCCTGCCGCAATGGATTATCCTCGGAGCCATGACCGGGCCGGGCAGCGCAGAGCGGCAGCCGAAACAGGAATGGGTGGAGGATATTGTCAGGGCGGCGGACGCAAACGGAATCCCCGTATTCATGAAAAACAGCCTCCTCCCCATCATCGGAGAGGAGAATATGCGCCGGGACTTCCCGTGGGCGAGATAGGAGGAGCGCCATGGACAGCAGAAAAAAGACCGACAGGCTTATCAACGCCATCGGGACGACGGCGGAATCTTCCCTCGTTTTCTACCGAGCGGCAATCAACGCCGGAGCCACAACAGAGGAGGCGACCCGCCTCTTGCAGGCCTACATCGGAGCCATGGCGTTCGGCAGGGGACAGGGGCAGAACAAGGCCGCCCCGCAACAGCAGGAGGGGACGACGTGAAAGCGCTCACTATCTGGCAACCTTGGGCCTCATTACTTGCCTGCGGCGCAAAACGGTATGAGACCCGGAGTTGGCCGACCAAATACCGAGGGTCAATAGCAATCCACGCAGCAATCAAAGACCCATGTAAACTCCCGCTCTTGGGAAAGGGAGCCTTTGAGAGGTTTGTCCAGAAGGAAATCGACGCAGAAAGGTGTCCTTCTTGGTGGCTTATGCCTCGCGGGAAGATTATCGCCACGGCGGAGCTGGTGAACGTTTGGCACATCGTATACCATCCCGGCCCGAACGTGGACAAGGCCAGACACATCGACATCGGGGCCGAAAGCCTGACGGAGGACAAACACGACCCCCATTTCGGGGACTATTTCGTACCGACGGAAAAGGAGCTTGCACTGGGGGACTGGACACCCGGGCGGTATGCGTGGGAGCTTGCAAATGTCAAAATCTTGCCGGAGCCGATACCAGCAAAGGGCAAACAAGGGCTTTGGAACTGGGAGGAGGGCCAGCAGACATGACGGCGAATGAACGGCTGGAAGCAGAGCAGCACCAGCAGCTCAAAGAGCTTTGGGCCAAGCTGGGCGACGTTCTCTACCACGAACCCGCAGACAGCGGCGACGAGGCGGAGGACGGCATCTGGAAGCAGGCGAACAGCCTCAAGGCCGCGCTGGACGACTTTTTCGAGGAGGAGCGGCCATGAAGGATAAGGTCACATCCACCGACATCAAACGCGCCCTCGCAGAGAAGCACTGGAAAGACTTTTTCCTCACAGAGGTCAAGAGCGGGCCGACACAGCTCGCCGTACCCGGCGGCCTCAAGATTCTCGACGGCCTCGCCATCCGCAAGAGCTGGACGGCCCCCTGCTTCACGGGCTACGAGGTGAAGATCAGCCGGGGCGACTTCCTGCGGGATGCAAAATTCTACACCTACGAGGAGCTTTGCAACTGCCTCTACATCGTTTGCCCGAAAGGGATGATAGAGCGGACGGAGCTGCCGGAGAGCGTCGGCCTGATGTACTACGACCCGGAGAAAAAGACCATAACCACACGGAAAAAGGCCATTTTCCGAAAAATCGAGTACAGCCCGGAGCTGCTGCTTTACATCATCTACTCCCGCCTCGACAGCGACCGATACCCATTTTTCTCCACAAAGCGAGAGTATTTCGAGGAATACCTCGCCGGGAAGCGGGACAACCGGGAGCTGGCGCAGGCAGCCAAGACAAAGCTGGTAAAAGACAACGCCCGGCTGGAAAGCGAGCTTGAACACGTCGCGCAATTCCGCCAGAACTACGAGATATACAAGGCGGTACAGGACGTTATGCACAAACACGGCATCTGGATATTCAAGCCGGAGCAGGCGGCGGCGGAACTGGACAAGGCCCTCGCCAGAAAGTGCCCGGAGGATATATCAAGCATCCGGCGGAGCGTGGAGGGTGTCTTGAATCGGTTGAAGCGGATCGAGGAGGCAGGAGCGAAAGCCGACGGCGGGCAGGAGGGACAAGGGCATGAAGCGGCGGAAGGAGGAGCCGACAAATGAGCAAGTGCGATAGTTGCCAGAAATACGCTGACTGCTCCACCAGGAGCGGCCTCACATGGCCGTGCGGCGCTTATGTGCCAAAGGCACCGGAGAGCATCCACACATACCCGGAAATGAACGAAACTGTGAAAGACCTCTTGCGCCGGAGCGAGGAGCCGATGAACCTCTATATTTTAGCCCGTATTCAGGAGTTGGAACGCATGAACGCCGAAATGCTGGAAGCATGGAAAGGCGTTTGTGAGGCCTGCGGATTCAACGACACCTGTGAGGCCAATGACGGCTGTGAGTACGCGGCCTGTGCCGGGCACAAATGGAGGTCGCTTTGGAAAAAGAAGGAGGAAACCGACCATGGAGGCATGGCTCAAGAAAGCAATCTTGGCGATTGAGGCCGACGCGCAGTGTGCCTACGGTATGTGCAAAGACACGGCGCTGAAAGAGCAGGTGGAGCTTGACTTTGTCCTTGAAAAGTTTTTGGCGGCATTCAGAAAAATCGTTGAGAAGGGAGACAACAATGAGTAAGAAAAAGAATTGCAGGCGCACCCCGGAGGAGCAGGCCCTCCACCGGGAGGCCGTGCGCCTCCGCAGCATGACGGACAAGCAGCTCGTCGAGCAGTTCCACCGGGCGGCGGAGACGGAAATGGCCGCCAGCGTCCCCAGCGTGGCGCAGGGTGGCGCGGAGGCCGATACCCCTATCGGGAACACCTCGGCGGTGCAGACGCTCCTCACGGCCCTCTCTGAGGGCAAATGCAAGGGGGTCAAGGGAGCGACCGCCTACAAGGTCGCGCAGTTCGCGGCGGAAATGGGACTGGTATGATGGACGAGCGCCATTACCGAGCCGTCGTCGCCGGGCACCGCAGCCGGGCAGCCGGGGAGGAGTGGGAGCGCATACTCGAAGCCTCCTGCCTGCACTACCGCCTCAAGGGGGAGGCGGAGATTGAAAAGACCCCGGAGCCGATGAAGCCAATCGGCCCAAAGAACGCCAAAGGGCAATTCCTCGCCTGCTACGAGAAGCGGGCGCAGCCGGACTACAAAGGGACGCTCAAGGGAGGGAGGGCGGTCGTGTTCGAGGCCAAGCACACGGACAGCGACCGCCTCCTACAGAGCGCCGTAACCGAAGATCAGGAGAAGCGGCTCAACTGGCACATGGCCCTCGGTGCGGAGTGCTTCGTGATGGTCTCCTTCGGCTTCCGGGAGTTCTTCAAGGTGCCCTGGGCAACCTTCCGGGCCATGAAGGAACACTACGGCAGGAAGTATATCACGCCGGAGGACGTGCGGGAGTACAAGGTCAGGTACATAGGCGGCGTTCTCCATTTCCTGTAACAGGCAGTAGAGCCGGAAAGGAGCCGATATGGACGAAAATTACGAAATAGACAAGCGCATTGAGGCCGCCGTCAGATCTGCTATCGAGGCAGGAATCACCGACATCGAGGGGAAGATACGGGCGGCCATCGAGGTCGGGGTGGAGGTAGGCGCGGCGGCAGCAGCAGAGGCCGCAGCCACGGCAGCAGCAAAGGCGGCAGAGCGCGAGCGAAAGCGGCTCCAACGGCAGCAGACCGACAAGCGATACCACGACACCAAGCTCCTGATACGAAAGTACCGCCAGCTCAACGAATACTACCAGAACGCCGTATTCGACGAGGAGGGGGCGGAGGAGGCCGACGAGGACTTCGAGGAGATCATGCGCAGCTTCGGTGTGAGCTTCCGGGACGAGAAGATCACCGCAGACAGCATAAAGCGCAACTACCTCGTCACCCGCGTCGTCATGGCCCACGTCAACAAAATGCTGGAAGTGTTTCAGACCATGTGCGAGAGGAGCAACCGGGCATCGGACAAACGGCGGTGGAGGGTGCTGCACGACCTCTATCTGTCGGAGAGGCCATCCACAGCGGAGCAGATCGCCAGCCGGGAGAAGATAGAAAGGCGTACCATCTACAAGGATATAGACGCTTGCCTTTCTGACCTCTCTGTTCTTTTCTTTGGCATCGACGGCCTCGACCAAGTATCTTAAAAGAGAAAGTTCACAAACGGGGCTTGACAAGGGCACAATAAAAATGCTAAACTGTACCCTGTAATATAGCGACGACAGGACACCGCTCATTGCAGGAAGCAGCGAGCGGTGCCTTTTTTGCGGGGATTTTTGCCCCGAAAAGGGCCGGAAAGGAGATAAAAGTGGAAATTCGGACGCTGAAAGCGGCACAACTCACGGCGGCGGACTACAACCCCCGGAGAGACTTGCAGCCGGAGGACGCAGAGTACCAGAAACTCCGCCGGAGCATTGAGACGTTCGGCTACATTGAGCCGATCATCTGGAACGAGCGCACCGGGCGCGTCGTCGGCGGCCACCAGCGCCTCAAGGTGCTGCTCGAACAGGGCCGGGAGGACATCGAGGCCGTAGTCGTAGACCTCGCGGAGAAGGACGAGAAGATACTCAACGTCCTGCTCAACAAAGTCAAGGGCCGCTGGGACATCGGGAAGCTGGCCGACCTTTTGCAGCAGCTCGACGAGACCGGGGACATGGAGGTTACGGGCTTCGAGGACTGGGAGCTGCAAAGCCTCCTTATGCAGTACGACCACATAAAAGACCTGATGGAGGAGGATTTTTCCGACTACTCTGACAGCAAGGAAAAGGACACCTTCACCATGACCTTCTCCCTCCCGGAGGGAGCACGGGAGACGGTCGAGAAGTACATTGAGAATACCGAGAACGCCAAGGCGGAGCTTGCCACGGCGATCATCAACGTGGTAAAGGGGGTATCGTGATGGAGATAGCGCGGAAAAAGATACGCGATCTCGACCGGGCCACCTATAACCCCCGGATAGACCTTATCCCCGGCGACACCGAGTATGAGAACCTGCGCCGGAGCATCATCACCTACGGCATGATTATCCCCGTCGTCTGGAACCAGCGGACGAACAGGGTGGTAGGCGGCCACCAGCGGCTCACCGTCCTCGAAAACGAGGGGGAGACCGAGGTGGACGTGTCGGTGGTAGACCTCGACGAGACGCAGGAGCGGCAGCTCAACGTGGCCCTCAACAAAATCGAGGGCGGATGGGACGAGGAGAAGCTGGCCGCCCTGCTCGCGGAGCTGGGGGACGACGCACCGCTCACGGGCTTCACGCAGGCGGAGATCGACAGCCTCACCAACGACATCGACAGCCTGATAGACGGAGACACCGTGGACGAGGAGCTGCGGGCGATAGAGGAGTTCTTCAACGTCAGCCTCACCTTCGACAAGGCCGACCGGGAGGAGCTGAAAGCCTACGTCAAGGACTACGGCAAGGAAGCGCTCATTGAGGCGATCATCCAGAAAGCAAAGGGGGAAATCTGATATGGGATGCAAATGCGGCTCGCAGGTGATTTTGTGCAACCTCCCCATCCGCTTCGACACCTACAAGGGGTGCAGCCACGGGTGCCGCTACTGCTTCGCGCAGAAAAAGCGGAACATCGGGAAGATCGAGCGGGACGAGACCGTGGAGGCCATGCGCTCCTTCATCGAGGGGAAGCGCAGCCGGGAGACGGCGTGGTGCGACTGGAATATCCCCATCCACTGGGGAGGCATGAGCGACCCCTTCCAGCCCATCGAGAAGAATATCCGGGCCAGCTACGAATGCCTCAAGCTGCTGGCGGAGACCAAGTACCCCTTCGTCGTCAGCACCAAGGGCAGGCTCGTCGCAGACCCCGAATACCTCGACCTGCTGGAAAAATGCAACTGCGTTGTCCAGGTCTCCATGGTATGCAGCAAATACGACCAACTTGAGCCGGGGACACCGCCCTACGAGGAGCGGCTGAAAATCGCCGGGACGCTCGCCAAGCGGGTACAGCGGGTAATCGTCCGCGCACAGCCCTATATGCCGGAGGTCTTCAACGACGTAATGAAGAATATCCCCCGGCTGGCGGAAGCAGGAGTGTACGGCGTGGTCGTCGAGGGCATGAAGTTCTACAAGAACAAGCCCGACATGGTGAAGGTGGGCGGAGACGTATGCTACCCCCTCCACGTCCTCCGGCCACACTTCGAGGCCATCAAAGCAGAGTGCCACCGCCACGGCATGAAGTTCTACTCCGGGGAGAACCGTCTCCGGGCCATGGGCGACAGTATGACGTGCTGCGGTATAGACGGGCTTGAGGGCTTCAAGGGGAACGAGTACAACCTCTGTATGCTGGTGAACGGGCAAACCCCGGAGCCTACCGCGCTGATGAAGGAGATCGGGACGGGCGGCCCGTTCCAGAGCCTCAATCAGGCCGCAGGCTATAACAAGAAGATCAACAGCCAATCATTCTACGGCCTCATGCAGGAGGAGCTTTCCACCCGCCTCGACTACTACAAACGTCTGTTCGGGTTAGAAGAATGACGGCCCACGACCTGACCCCAGTACAGGAAATCGCCGGAATGTACTTCAAGCGGGACGACCTCTACACCCCGTTCGGGGCCGGAGGGGTGAACGGCGGGAAGCTCCGACAGTGTATGCTACTGGTGGAGGCAGCGCTGGGAAGGGAGCCGGGCACAAAGGGAGTAATCACCTACTGCTCGCTCCACTCCCCACAGGGGCCGATCACAGCGGCGACGGCGCGGCACTACGGCCTCCCCTGCGTGGTGGCCTACGGCGGGGCCAGCGATATGTCGGTAGCGACCGGGCGTATGCCAAGGCTCGCCATGAGCTACGGGGCCAGCGTCCAAGTGATAGCCAAGAGCGGCAGGCACAACGTCCTCAAGCAGAGGGCGGAGGCGCTGGCAGAGGCGCGGGGCCTTTTCGTCGTCCAGTACGGGATAAACCTCGACGACTACGGGGAAGTCCTTTTGAGCGCGGTAGCGGAGCAGGTACAGAACATTCCCGACGAGCTGGACGACCTGTATATCACCTGCGGCAGCGGAATCACCGCCAGCGGCGTAATCGTCGGTATTGAGCGGTACGGCAAAGCTGTAAAAAATATCCATCTAATCTCTACGGCGTATGACCGCCGGGAGAAGGTGAGGGCGACCCTCCGGCGGTACGGGGTGGAGCGGCCCTTCCAGTACCACGACCTTTTCCACACCCCCGGATTCGTCTATGAGAAGCAGCAGAAAATGAGGGTGGGAGGTGTGAAGCTGCACCCGCAGTACGAGGCCAAGAGCATGAAATACCTCTTGGAGCACGACCTCAACAGAAGGAACGCGCTATTCTGGATTGTGGGAGCAGAGCCAAGGGAGCGATAAGGAGAGGAGGACATGGGAAAGTGGACTGACAAGCCGTGGGAGCGTCAGAAAGGCGAAAGCGCACAGGCATACGAGGCTTTTTCCATCTACCTCGGCATGGGCGCGGAGCGGAGTACACGGGCGGTAGCGCAAAAGTTAGGCAAGAGTGCGTCGCTCATTCAGCGTTGGAGCCGCGAAAAAGAGTGGCAGGAGCGTGTCAGGGCCTACGACAACGACGTGGAGAAACAGGCCCGGAAAAAGGTCATAGCTGACCGAAAGGCCATGACCGAGCGCCATATCGGTATCGCCATGCAGCTCCAAAAGAAAGCACTTGAAGCCCTCGGCAGCTTGTCAGTCGAAGACATGACCCCCAAAGACATCAAGGAGTATATCAAGATGGCGACCGACCTTGAGCGGCTGAACAGGACGCTTGAGGAGGAGGGCGCAGCGGCCAAGGACGACGGCCCGGCGCAGCTCGCGGACACCATCATAGCAGCATATCAAAGGCGGAAGGAGAGCGGCAATGCTTGACAGCGAGGCGATACTCTACTACGCAGATCATCCCGTAGAGTTCGTGGAAGATGTGATACGGGTGACACCAGACCCGCAGCAGGCAGCCATTCTCCGCAGCGTGGCCGGGAACAAAATGACGAGCGTTCGCAGCGGCCACGGCGTAGGCAAGAGCGCCGTCGAAGCGTGGTCGGTGATATGGTTTATGACTACCCGGCCATTCCCCAAAATCCCATGCACAGCTCCGACGCAGCACCAGCTATTTGACATCCTATGGGCGGAGGTGAGCAAGTGGCTCCGCAACAACCCCGCCCTCTCCCGCGAGCTGATGTGGACAAAGGAAAAGGTCTACATGAAGGGCTACCCGGAGGAGTGGTTTGCCGTGGCGCGGACGGCCAGCAAGCCGGACGCGCTGCAAGGCTTCCATGCGGAGGACTTGCTATTTATCATCGACGAGGCCAGCGGCGTAGACGATGTGATATTCGAGCCTGTACTCGGCGCTCTTTCAACGCCGGGGGCGCGGCTCCTTATGTGCGGAAACCCTACGCAGCTTTCCGGCTTCTTTTACGACAGCCACAACAAAAACCGGGCCAGCTACTCGACCTTCCATATCGACGGGCGCAAGAGCGGGCGCGTCCCGCAGGACTTCGTGCAGACGATCATCAATATGTACGGAGAGGACAGCGACGTGTTCCGTGTCCGCGTGGCCGGGGAGTTCCCGCTACAGGAGGACGACATCTTCATCCCGCTTTCCCTGGTAGAGGCCTCCATTATGACGGAGTACATACCACGGGCGAGGCCAACGCTGGTACACATCGGCTGCGACGTGGCCCGCTTCGGCGACGACAAGACCGTTATCGGCTACAAGGTCGATGAAAAGGTCACGCTCCACAAAAAGCGGCAGGGGCAGGACACCATGAAGACCGCAGACGACATTATCCTGCTGGGGGAGGAGCTGGTGGCCCGCTACAAGCTCAAAGACCCCATCCCCGTGAAGATAGACGACGGCGGCGTGGGCGGCGGCGTCGTAGACCGCCTCCGGCAGGTGAAGCGGAACGACCCGGAGCGCTTCTGGTGGATGGAGGTCTACCCGGTGAAGTTCGGCGAGCGCATACGCCACAAGCACTACCACGACACCACCACCTACATGATGGCCGTCGTCAAGAAGCTCCTCTCCCCGCACGACGAGGAGACCGGGCTGCGAAAGCCCGTGGAGCTGATACTCCCGGACGACGACGACCTAGTGGCCCAGCTCTCCGGCAGGAAGTACGGCCTCACCGAGGCCAGCAAGATCAAGATTGAAAGCAAGGACGCGGTAAAGAAGCGCGGGCAGCCCTCTCCCGACGAGGCTGACTGCGTTTTGCTATTGTGTCTGCCAGTAAAACCGCCAAAGCGGAAGAAGGAGGCGAAACGCAATGTGTAAGGGAAAGGCGCAGGTGCGCGTTATCAAGGGCGCAGCGGCCATTGAGAAAGCGGACACCTCCGTACAGCTCACCACGTCGGAGGCGTACAACGCCGGGGACTGGATAACCCCGCCGAACGATATGCGCGGCCTCCAAAAAATGGTGAAACACAGCACCATCCTCCCCCAGTGCATCAGGGCATACAAGAACAATATCGCCGGTTTTGGCATCGGCATCCGATACGTCGAGGACGTGGAGGAGACCGAGGAAATGGCGGCGGAGTTCAAGAGGGCGGAGGAGATCGTCGAGCTGCTGAATACGGAGCAGGACACCAAAGAGGTGTTCGAGGACTTGATTGAGGCACGGGAGACCTACGGCATAGCCTATCTTGAGGTTATCCGCAACTTCGCCGGGGAGGTCGTGCAGGTCGAGTTCGTCAAGGAGACCCCGACCGTCTCCAAAACAAAGCCTCTCGACCCCTATATCCCATCCACCTACTACCACCACGGAAAGCCGGTGGAGCGGAAAAAGCGCTACTGCAAGTACAAGCAGGAGGTGGGCGGGAAGACCGTCTACTTCAAGGAGTTCGGAGACCCGCGCATCATGGACAAGCGGGACGGCCTCTACCTCCAAGAGGGCCAGACCATCGACATCAACGATCAGGCCAATGAGATTATGGAGTTCGCCATCGGGACGGAGCCATACGGCGAGGTGCGGTGGATAGGGCAGGTACTCGGCGTGGACGGCAGCCGGAGGGCAGAGGGGCTGAACAACAACTACTTCATCAACGGGCGGCATACGCCGCTGATGATTATAGTCAAGAACGGCACCCTCACCGACGACAGCTTCGTCAAGCTGCAAAACTATATCAACGACATCAAGGGGGAGGCCGGACAACACGCCTTTATCGTCCTTGAGACCGAAAGCTCGGACGGGCGGACGGACTTCGAGGCGGACGAGAAGCCGGACATCGAGATCAAAGACCTCGCCAGCATACTCCAAAAGGACGAGCTTTTCCAAGACTACCTCGACAACAACCGCCGGAAGGTGCAGTCCTCCTTCCAGCTTCCCGACCTCTATGTTGGCTACACCACCGACTTCAACCGGGCGACGGCGCAGACCGCACAGGAGGTCACAGAGCAGCAGGTATTCCAGCCGGAGCGCAAGAGCCTCGCGTGGGCCATCAACAACCGCCTCCTCAATGAGTACCAGTTCAAGTACGTCGAGTGCTACTTCCTTGAGCCGGACATCAGCAACCCGGACGACCTCTACAAGCTCCTGACCGTCTGCAACAACGCTGGCGGTCTCACCCCGAACAAGGCCCGGCAGATCATCTTCGAGGCCTACGGGGAGGTGGCGGAGGACTACCCGGAGGAGTGGGGCGACGTGCCTCTGGCCTACAGCAAGACGCAGGGCGGAGGCGGGGGGAACCTCAACCTGGGCAGCCTCACCGAGAGCCTGCAAAAGCAGATCACCAAAGCGGCCAGCAGGAACGACGACGCGGTGGTGGCTGTCATGAAGGAGGTCAAGCGGCTCCTCGTGAAGATGGACAAGGGGGCCTGATTATGTGCATGGCGTGTCAACCCCTGATAAAGGCCATCGACGCATACCTCGCCAAGGCGGACGGTGACCTCGCGGACGCGCTTGAGACAGAGGGCTACGCGGAGCCGCAGGCGACCATCGACTATATGCAGGGCATAGAGGACGACGTGGCGGAGGCGCTGGTGGACGAGACCGACTATTTCGTCGCGGAGGCAGAAAAGGCAGCAGACCTTGAGACTTTCGCTTCGGACATCTGGCCGGGGGTGAAGCTCAACGACCGCCTCAAGGCAAAGCTCGCCACCATCTTCACCGAAAGCCTCGCGGAGTTCGTGCCGGAGTTCGTCGGCTACTATATCGCGCAGACAGACAGGAGCCTCAAATTGGAGGTCGTGTCGAAGCGGACGACGGCGTGGGTGAAATCGTGGAGCGAACAGCTCGGCGAGATCATGCAGCTCAACAGCCACAAGGAGATCGAGGCCATCCTCACCAAGGGCCTCAAGGAGGGCACAGGAATAGCCTCCTTCACCCGCGAAATCCTCGACAGCGGCATCCGGGACGAATACTACAAGGCCCGGCGCGTGGCGCTCACAGAGGTTTTGGGGGCGCACAGCGTGGCGCAGCAGGAGGCATTTATGCAGTCTCCGGCGGTTGCGGAAAAGGCATGGAAGCACACCGGGGCATACAGGAATGACCCACGGCAGAACCATGTGGACATGGACGGCCAGCGCGTAGCCAAAGACGCGCCCTTCACCCTCACCGGGATAAAGGGCGGCACCTACGAGCCGATGTACCCCCGCGACGTTATCCTCCCGCCGGAGGAGCGCATCAACTGTCACTGTATATGCCAGCCCGTCGTCAATGAGGACATCCTCGGCCTCCCGCTTGAGGAGCGGCAGAGGCTCCAACAGGAGGCCATCGACAAGATGGACGACGAGTGGGAGCGGGAGCTGGACGAGAGGAACAAAGCAAAGGCAGGAATCAGCGAGGAATAGCGCTCCTGCCTCCTCCCGTGGCGCAGGAGCGCCCCGGAGCGTCTATGTAGACAGTTTACCCATCCAAAAAACAACGGCCATTTGGGGCCGTTCAGAGCCGATATGCGGCATAACACGGTAAAAGGCAGCGGAAACGCTGCTTTTTATATTTCCTAAAGCCCGGACATGGGAAGGAGGTGAGAAGGGCATGAGAACGAGCTTGCGGAAAGCATACGAAATCACCGACGCGAAAATCCAATTCGTCTCTCTCGTGGACAAGGCGGCCAACCTGCGGAAATTCCTGCTGACAAAGGCGGACGGCGGCAAGGCGAGCTTTACCACCTACGGCAGGATCATCAAGGCGGACGCGGAAAACCACTACGTCACCGGGATTGTTTACGAGCCGATGGCGGAGGACAGCCAGGGCAACTACATGACCGAGGCGGAGATCACAAAGGCCGCCTACTACTTCGCCAAGAACGGCGACAAGGTGGACTTGCAGCACAGCTTCGAGCCGCTTGAGGGCGCAACCGTCGTGGAAACGTGGATTGCGAAAGCGGACTTCGAGATCGGCGGCGAGGAGGTCAAAAAGGGCACATGGCTCATGACCGTGGAAGTTACCGATGCGAGCGTGTGGGAGAGCATCGAAAAAGGCGACATCACAGGCTTTAGCATGGGCGGTATCGGAAACTACAGCGAGGAGGACGTAGAATTGGACGACGTAACAAAGCAGGATTCCAGCGGGAAGAAAGGGCTATTCAAGCAGTTGGCGGAAGCGTTGGGCTTCAATGTGGTGGAGAAGGGAGCTATGGCAGAGCTTTACGAGGAGCGCAGCAAGGGTACGCTCTTTTGGAACGCTTTTAACTCCCTTGAGGAGGTTTTATACACCTACGACCCCATCACGGGCCGCTGGCGGTACGAATCCGACGAGGCCAAGGTGCGAGAGTGCCTTGAGGACTTCAATGGAATCATCACCACCATTCTCACTGGCGGCCAGAGCATCACAAAGGCGATCCAGGACAACCGCCCTGTGGAAAAGGCCGGGAAGAAAATGAGCAGCAAGAACCGGGAAACGCTCACGGGCATTTGCGAAAGCCTCACGGCGTTCCTCAAGGAGTTCGACGACCCGGAGCCGGAGGGCACCGAGGAGGAGCCGGACAACACCAAAAGCAAGAAGGAGGACAAAGAAGTGACTAAGCAGGAAGTCGAGCAGGTCGTGGAAGCGGCCATCACCAAGGCGCTGGGTGCGGCGCAGGGGCAGGCGGCCCCGGCTGGCACCCCGGCCACGACCCCGAACGCGGTAGAAAAGGCAGGGCAGCAGAGCGGCACCGCTCCCGCTGACACCCCCGCCCCTGACACCGCCATCACCCCGGAGGCCATCGAGAAGATGGTTTCCAGCGCCATCGAGAAGGCCATGAAGCCCCAGCAGCAGGAGACCGTCTCCGCCGAACAGGTCGCCAGCATGATCGAGAGCGCCGTCGCCAAGGCGGTCGAGCCTGTGCTGAAAAGCCGGGGCCTCCCCAGCAACCTCGGCGGCGACGGAGCCGTGGAGAAGCAGGCGGGCGAGGAACCGCACTATCTCCACGGGATTCTTTAATTGACAGGAGGAGCAGAAAATGGATAACAGCAGCATCATCCGCAAGGCGGCTATCACGACCGGGACGCTCAACGACGGCCTCTTGAACCCGGAACAGTCCCGGAAGTTCATCCAGCAGACCTTCGACGCCACCAACCTTGGCCCCCTGGTGCGCCACGAAATGCGCACCGCCAAGACCGGCGAGGTCGATAAGATCGGCATTGGGCGCCGGATTCTCCGTAAGAAGACGGAGAACACCGACGACGGCTACCGCGCTGACGTGAGCACCAGCTCCATCGAGTACGCGACCACCGCCGTCCGGCTGCCCTGGGAGATCACGGAGGAGACCCTGCGGGAGAACATCGAGGGCCAGAACTTCGAGACGATCACCACCAACCTCATGACGACCCAGCTCGGCATCGACCTTGAGGATTTGTACCTCAACGGCGACGAGGACGCGGGGGAAGCCAAGGCGTTCAGCGCCACCGACACCTATGCCGCCGGTGATATTGTCACCTACAGCGGCGGCCTGTACCGCTTCATTGCCGCTCACGCGGCGGGGGCTTGGAGCGGTATCGACGTGGAGGAGATCGGGGAGGACGGCGACACCGACTTCCTCAAGCTCAACGACGGCTGGATCAAGCAAATCTCCAACGGCGGCCACGTCCTCGACGCTTCCAGCAAGGGGACTATGACCCTCGACACCATGTACGACGCCATGCAGCTCCTCCCCAACAAGTACAACAACGGCAAGCTGCGTTGGCTGATGTCCCCCAAGCGGGCGCAGGACTGGCAGCGCTACCTCTACAACCAGATTATCAGCAACGGCGGCGCGGTGCCCGAGAGCGTCTACAACAGCCCGGCGGGCATTCCCTCTATCGCCTGCCCGTCCCTGGGCAACGGCACCGTACTCCTGACCGACCCCAAGAACCTGATTGTGGTAAACACCTACAGCGTCAAGATTCGCAAGACGGTCGAGGGCAAGGAGGCCATCATGCAGGACAAGCGCTTCTACGTTGTCCACCTGGACTTCGACCCCATCATCGAGGAGCTGGACGCCACGGCCATAATCAAGGGCCTCAAGTAAGGAGGGCGACAGTATGTATCATCTGAAACTTTGCAGAGGCATTTCCTACAGCAACGGCGAGGTGTCCGCCACCCGGAAGCGCCCGGACGTGTTTGTGGACAGCAAGGAAACCGCAGACGCCGCCGTAGCCTCCGGCTACTTCAAGCTCGTAGGCGAGCAGGAGACCACAGACTTCCCGCCCGCCGGGGATGTGCTGGGCAACCTCGACCCGGAGCAGCTTGACAGCATGACGATCCCCGACCTCAAGAAGCTGGCCGGGAAGATCGGCGCGGACATCAAGGGCATCAGGGACAAGGCGGGCATCATTAAGGCCATTACCGCTGTGAAGGTCAGCGCCCCGGCTTTTGACGCGGAGGCGCTGGCCACCATGTCCGACGAGGATCTGAAAGCCCTGGTCGAGGAGAAGGGGATTGACCTTACCGGCTGCGAGACCAGAGAGGACGCGCTTGAGGCCATCAGCGCCGCCCTCGGCGGCAGCTACACCATGCTCGACCTCATGAGCGAGTAAGGAGGTGGGCCGCGTGGCTACAAGGCCGTGGGTACTGCCCGATGATGTCAAAGCCTACACAGAGGTCGAGGCTGTCCAGCAGCGCAGCGAGGCGCGGCTGGAAGTGGACATTGCACGGGCGGAGCAGTATGTGATTACCTACACGCACAACAAATTCACGGACTACGCCGAAATCCCGTCCCCGGTCAAAACCGCCGTTATCCTGCTGGCGGAGGCTTATGCCTCTTATGCAAATCAGCTCAAGAAGACAGGCGGAGGCGCTGTCAAGTCGGAGACCTTCGACGACTACTCCTACACCGCAGGCGAGGGCACCTTCGAGGACTTCGTAAAGGCCCTCGACCTCGCGGCCCTGCTGGACGATTTTGTTATCAAGCAAGCCAGCGGAACCGTCACTATGCGTATGCGCAGGCTTTAGGAGGTGCGGCTATGAGTTTGGAGGCACTTCTCAACCACACCTGCGACATCTATCACATCAAGAAGGGGGGCAAGTCGCCCGGCTACGGGCTGGCGGCTTCGCCCTCCTTCGATTACCCGGAGGAGCCGGACATCAAGGGGCAGACCTGTCACTTCGGCGTGAAGACGCACAACGCCACCATCACGCAGACGGCCCCGGCGAACCTCTTGGAATCAAAAATCAAGCTCACCCTCCCCATCGGAACGGACGTGCGCCTCAACGATAAAATCGTAGAGTGCGCAACCGGGCTGGAATACACGGCGGAGCAGCCTGTCAACGTTAGAGACCACCACATCTTCGTCTACATCAAGAGGAACAAGGGACAGGAGGCGCTTTAGTGTCTATTGTAACGTTCGACATGAGCGAGTACAGAGAGTTTTTCCGGCGCATGGAGCGAGCGGCGCGGGGAGACTTCCGGGCAGAGCTTGAGCTATATGTCGAGGCTTTAGGTTCCGAGTTTCTGCGGATATTGCAGGACGAGATCGTGCGGCGCAAGGTGATAGACACCCGCCTCCTCCTCGCCAGCTTCGAGAGGGGAGGAGACGGTAACGTATGGAGCCTGTCGGACGGCGGCCTCACATTGGAAGTCGGGACGAACCTTGAGTATGCCGCCTTTGTGAATGACGGTCACTGGACGAACCCGCGAGGGGTAGCCCGGCGCTGGGTGCCGGGCTACTGGGAGGGCGACCGCTTCATTTACGACCCGGAGGCCAAGACGGGTATGCTCCTCAAGCAGCACTGGGTAGAGGGGGCGCACTATTTTGAGGGCGCTCTACGGGCCTTTGAGCCTGTTTTCAAGGCCAGCGCGGAGGCAAAGCTCCGGGAGTGGCTACAACGGTTTTTCGAGGGGGTGTAGGACATGGCAAAGAACATCGAATTGGAGCAGGAGGCAGCGAGCGTAATGGCGTTTGCACTCCGCACCGCTGGGGACATCAATCCCTATTACTGGGACGTTCCGCAGGATTTTAAGCGTCCGGCCATGTACTTCCCGCAACCGGAAATCGACACGGGCGGCGACACCCTCGGCACCTACGCCTCGGAGTACGCATGGTACATCAACGTCTTTGCGGACACGACAGAGGAGGCCCACGGAATCGCCCGCAGAGTGTTGACCGCGCTCAAAAGGGCCAAAAACTACGTCCCACTGCTGAACGAGGACGGGGAGGCGACCGGGAAGAAACTCCGCCTCAAAGACCCCGGCCTCAAGCGTGGGGATGTCGGCGTGGCGCAGCTCACGATTGAGTGGACGAGCCGCAGGAGCTACGCCGACGACGAGCCATCCAAAGTCAATATCACTCACATTCTATTTTCCAAAAAGGAGGAATCACCAGATGGCGAATAAGACCAAGGCCGCTCCCCCTGCGCCGAAAGCGGAGGCGGAGCGCAAAATCCCCATCGAGAAGCTGCGCCGGAGCTGCGTCAAGCTGTTCGGGGTAACTCCCAGCACCTTCGATGGGGCCACCGTCGACATCCCGGAGGGCAGCAGGTACACCGTGGAGGAAATGCAGGCCCACATCGACAAGTGGCTTAACACCCCTGTCTCGCTGGGCCAGAGGAAGGAGGGGTAAGCCATGGCCGGAGGAACGTGGAGCAAGCTGTCTCTGAAAGAGCGGCCCGGCACCTATATCAACTGGCAGACCACCGAGCAGACCATTATCGGTATCGCCGAGCGCGGCACCGTCATTATGCCTTTGCTGGGCCACAACTACGGGCCTGCCAAGGAGTTTATCACCATCGAGAACGGTTCCCCGGACGCGCAGTATGCCAAACTGGGCTACAGCGTCTACGAGGCCCCGCTGTTGCTGGTGAAGGAGGCGCTGAAAAGCGCCAAGAAGATCATCCTCTATATCCCGGCGCAGGGCGAGCAGGCCAGCGGTAGCGTCAATATTGAGGACATCATTACCCCTGCGCCAGAGGAGGGCAGAGAGGGCGACGTAGGAGCGGAGAGCGGCGAAACCCCGGAATCCCCTACCACTCCCACAACGCTCACTGCCAAGGCCATGTACGGCGGCGAGCGCGGCAACGATTTGAGCTTCGATTGCGTCGCCAATGAGGACGGCGGCTATGATGTCACCGTTTACCTCGACAACTCCGCTGTGGAGGAGTTCGAGGGGCTGAACACTGTGGGCGACCTGATGGCCGCAGGCTCCTCTTGGATTATCTTCAAGGGCGACGAGGCGGCAGCGCTGGAAGACTTCTCCGCGATCAGCCTTGCGGGAGGCACCAACGGCACCACCAACACCATCGACATTACCCGCTTCCTCGACGCTTCGGAGGCGATTCACTGGAACACGATGGCATTCCCGCTGGACAGCAAGGAGAACAGCAGCCTTATGACCGCCGTTGTCAGCAAAATCAAGTACCTGCGCGAGGACGTTGGTAAGTACCGCAAGGCGGTTATCGCCAACTACGCAGCGGACTACGAGGGCATTATCAACGTCTGCAACGGCTACGTCTTGAGCGACGAGACCGTCGTTGACGCGACCATGGCAACGGCGTGGGTAGCCGGAGCAGACGCAGGCGCGGACTGTGTCACCAGTAACACCTATAAGCCCGTGGAGGACGCTTCGGACATCCACGGCCTGCTCTCTCATACCGAGGCTGTGGCCGCTATCAAGGCCGGGAAGTTCTTCTTCTCCTTCAACGAGACGAACGAGGTCGTCGTGGAGTACGACATCAACAGCCTTGTCTCCTTCGCCCGGCAGAGAAAGGCCAAGAGCTGGCGTAAGAACCGGGTACTCCGGGTGATGGACAGCTTCGGCGAGAGTGTCCAGCTCAATTTCCCGCCCAACCGCTTCGACAACGACGACGACGGCTGGAACGCCATGGAGGGTATCGGCAAGACCATCCTCAAGCTGTACGGCCTCAAGTCCGAGGGCGGCGTAGGAGCCATCCGGGGCATCGACTACGACAAGGACTTCCTCGTTGACCGGGAGGCATCCCACGGCGACGAGGTTTTCGTCAATGTTGGCATTCAGCCCGTGGACAGCGCGGAGAAGTTCTACTTCACCGTCACCACGCGCTAAGAAGGGAGGTAAAGCGAAATGTCTCTCATGCAGTACAACAAAAACCCCATTTCTCTCCGAGAGGGCAAGGTCTTCATCGACGGCATCGAAGTCCTCGACAGCGTCAAGTGCGAGATCAAGTTTACGCCGGACGTTTGGACGGGGCGGCAGCTCGGAGAGCGCACCCCCAGCTCCCGGTGGCTGGGCTGCCAGATCACCGGGAACATGACCCGCAGGCGCAGCACTCCGTGGCTGCGCGAGGCCATCCAGCGCTATAACAAGGACAAGGGAACGCCGGAGTTCACCATCCAAGGGATTATGAACGACGAGAACAGCGACTACTATGCCGAGAACGGCGCAGAAACGATCACCTGCGTCGGCTGTGTCCTGACGGGCGACCTCAACCTTATCAACCTCGACAGCGGCGGGCAGGTCGTCGAGGACAGTATCGCGTTCAACGCCAAGGACATCGTTTAACCAGCGGCAGCCCCGCCCACGCCGGGCGGGGCCTGTATCACTTTGAAGGGAGTATATCACAATGGCGACAAAGAAAGACCTCAAATACTTCATGCGCAGCAAGGAGCCGGAGATCGTCACCGTTCCCGGCCCGGACACCATTCGGGACGAGGAGGGGAACATCCTCCCACTGGAAATCAAGGTGCTTTCGCAGGCGGAGATCACCAAAATCAACGATATGTACCGCACCAGAACAATCGCCACCGACAAGAAGGGCAACCCCCTGATTTACATGGGCGAGGTTGTCTGGAAGACCGAGAGGGACAGCGCCCGCGCCTCCCGGCATATGATTGTCGAGGCTTTGCAGTTCCCCGACCTCAAGGACAAGCAGCTCATGGAATACTACGGCTGCGTGGACATCACCGAAATGCCGCTCAAGGTGTTCCCCAAGTCCGACGAGTACCAGCACGTCTCCCGGATGGTCATGCAGGCCCTCGGGCTGGCGGCCCCGGCCAATGACGGAGAGGACATCGAAGACGCAAAAAACTAATATCGGAGGCAGGGAGCCGGGCCTACTGGTGTAGCGTTCTCTGGCAGAGGCACAACCTTCGCCCGGAGGAGTTCTACGCTATGCCGAGGCCGCTGCAAAACTTCTATATAGCCTCCGAATTATTGGAAGACAAAAACCCCGTAAGGTTCGACACGATACGGGCAAAAAAATAAAAGATTAAAACCGAAATTTTTTCAAAAAGACTTGACTTTTTGGTATCCATAAAGTACAATAAATTTGTGGCAACCAGAAAGTGAGGTGAGGCGAGTGCCACGGACAGGAAGACCACCAGCGCAAGACCCGAAGGACAACAGAGTTTCTGTTCGATTGAATAGCGAACTGTTTGCAAAGCTCGATTCATATTGCAAAAGGTACGGAACAGAACGTGCAGAGACAATAAGGACTGCGCTGATAAGGTTTTTAGAAAACGAAAAATGAAAACTGCGGCAACGCTCCCATCCATCCAAAGAGAGAAGCGAAACCGCAGCCCACCAAACCGCAAACGGCTTGATAAATCCATTATATCATCCTTTCTGCGGTGCGTCAACAGAAAAAAGGAGAGTTATATAATGGATTTTAGAGCAATTTTTGATTCCTACGAGGAGAAAATTCCGCAGATTTCGGAAGTTACCACAGCGGAGGAGAATTTCAAAAAGATTCTCGACAAGGTTGCGGCCTACAGTACGGAGCTGGCAGACAGCGCGGATATGTTAGTTGGTGCCCTCGCAAGAGCATACGAAGCGCAGGGCTTCAACGGTGGGATGGCGGCAGCCAGAGGTACGCTGTGATTTGCCCGGTCTGCGGCAAAAAATATTCGTTCTTCGGCAGTGCGGGGGGGGGGTATATTGCTCCCCCGCCTGCGCCGAGGCCGCAGTGAAAGAGCTTGAGGCACTGCTGCAAAGCATGATGCAAGAGGAGGACGAAGATTCCGAAGATGAACACAATGATTAAAGACTTCCAGCCGGGCATTTGCCCCGGCTGGAAGTCTTTATACCTGTTCTTCGCTGTCAAGTATCCATATACGCTTCAATGGAATCTCCTGCTTTATTTCTTCGCCCAGCAGATCGTAGCATTGGAGCAATTCGTTGATTATTTCCATGCGCGACCATAGACGGACTTTGAAAAATTGCATCGGAACGTCGCGGATTATTGAGCTTTTGAAGCCACCCCACGAAACAAGCAGGCCATATTCTGCGCCGACGTTTGCCATCGTTCCGATAAGCTGGTCTAATACCACCCGCTCCACAGCGTCCTCGGTTGACTTCACCTGTACGCAGATTTTTGGAGAAGCAAAACCAAGGCTCCCGGAGGAGGCCAGCAGATCAACGCCGTGGTCAGCGCCCTTAGGGCTACGGAATACTGTAAAACCCTTTGCCTTTAGGATGGCTTCTATAATGCGGGCGAGGCCATGCCCTTTGTAATTTTGAATGATGTACTCCGAAATCGTATCAAGCGACAATAGCTCCAAATTTTGGGGCGGAGGAGGAGATTGGGGAGGGGGCGAGGAAACGCTGACACAATCTAACGACTTTAGGAACTTTGAAACAATATGCTTTATTCGGCTTTCCTGTTTGATATTGCAGATTGTCATGGCAGAGCCAAAGGAAAATTGAATATCCTGCTCAAATTCTTCACGGCGGATTTCTGCAAACCACTTCACAGGACGAGCGTGCCGATAGCTTTCCTCTGCATCATCGTCGAATATGTAATCACCAGATATTTCCGCAAATCGTAGCAAGCCGGGGGATGATTTGCTTGGGGTGACAATCCAATCCCCAACTTTCATTTTGTTGCAAAAGATATTTCCCTGCGCAGCATATACCGCTACCGCCTTTTCTTTTGCGGCAGGAATAATTTGCAAAAAATATTCCTGCAAGTCCTGCTTGGACCCAAAAGAGGATAGGGGAACCCCGATTTCCTCGAACGTATAGAAAATTTTATTATCTTCTAAAAATCTGGCCTCGTATTCCCCGTATCGGCCAGCGCGACACAACCATATAGACATATAAAAAATACCTTTTTTGCTCTCATTATATCAATCAGTTTGGGGAGTGCAAGGATTTGACCCAATAATCGGCATTTACATCAAAGAACTGAAAGATAGTCCTGTTTCGGGTCGTTATAGTTTCGGAGCCTTGTCAAATGGCGACAGGGCTCTTTATTTATTCTCAAATTCATTCCGAGGGGGTGTAGAATTGGAAAACCTAACCGCAAAATTTAGCGTCATGGACGACATGAGCGCCGCCCTTTTACGCATATCGCAGGGCGGACAGGAGATAGCCGACAGAATTGAGAGTGCCGGAACCGTTGCTGACAATGCTTTTGGCAATATGTCCGCACAGGCGGCAACGGCAGCAAAGACAATAGACGGTGTTGCCATCTCCCTCGACCAAGCAGAACAGTCCCAATCAGACCTGACAGCGGCTATGGAAAAAGCCTCGCAGACGATGGATGAGATTGCCGATAACGATAAGGTTTCCGCAGAGGCCAAAGAGGAACTGGCAAGGGCGAGTGAGGAAGCAGAGCAGGCCATAAATGAGCTTACCATAGCGCAGGAACGGGCGCAGCAGGCTATGGACGAGTACGACGAGCTTGTGGCTTCTGGCTGTGAAAATCTCGACGAGCTTGAGGCGGCAACAAAAAGGGTAAAAACCGCATCAGTTGAACTTGAAGCTGCAAACAGGTGGGCCGCAGACGCTACAGACGAGCTTGCCGACGCAACCGACCGGGCGGCGGACGAGGCAGAGGAGGGCAGCGAGAGAGGCCAAGAGGCGGCCCAGCAACTTGCGAATGCGCTTGCTTCCGCAGGGGTAGTCAAGATGGTGTTGGAGCTGGCGGACGCTTACATGGAAGCGTCCGAGGCGGCGGCGGAGTTCGAGGTTGCCACCATGAAAATCTCCACTATCGCCGACACCACGCAGGTCTCCCTCTCGACCCTTTCTGGCGACCTTCTGGCCCTGTCTATGGCGACGGGCCAGAGTGTCAACGAATTATCGGAAGCCACCTATTCTGCGCTCTCCGCAAGCGTAGAAACGGCTTCGGCGGTCGAATTTACCGCCACAGCGACCAAACTGGCTACAGGCGGATTTACCAGCTCCGCCACGGCGGTAGACGTACTCACAACGGCCCTCAACGCCTACGGGCTGGAAGCGAGCTACGCGGAGAACATTTCCGATATGCTCATTACGACCCAAAACCTCGGCAAAACCACCGTGGACGAGCTGGCCGCCAGCGTCGGTAAAGTAATCCCCCTTGCCTCGGCCTACGGCGTGGAAATGGATAACCTCTCGACAGCCTACGCGGAGCTGACCAAGGGCGGTATTGCGACGGCGGAGGCCGGGACATACCTCAAGTCCATGTTGAACGAGCTGGGCGACAGCGGTAGCACTGTTTCCGCCGTTCTGATGGAGGAAACAGGCAGCTCCTTCTCCGAGCTGATGGATATGGGCTACTCGCTGGGCGACGTGATGGACGTGCTGGGTACAAGCGTCGGCGGGAGCGCGGGCGCGTTTAACGAGCTATGGAGCAGTTCGGAGGCCGGAATCGGCGCTCTATCCCTCTACAACGCCGGGGCGGAGCAGTTCAACAACACGCTCGACGCTATGCAGACTTCCGCAGGAGCGACTTCGGCAGCCTACGCAACCATGACAGACACCACAGCCCACGCACAGGAGGAGCTATCCAACGCGGCGGCGAACCTGCAAATCTCCATCGGCCAGCAAATCAACCCGCTTATTGAAAAGCTCTACGGACTGGGAACAAATATGCTGAACTTTATGACGGAGTTCACGCAGGAGCACCCGGTCGTCACAAAGGCTATTGCAGCCATTGGAATCGGCGTAGGCGTGGCCGCTGTTGCTCTTTCTGGATTCGCTATTGTCACAACCACCAACGCAATCCCGGCCATTATCTCTTTCGGCGTAGCCTTGAACACCGCCCTCGGCCCCATCGGTTGGGTAGCCATCGGCGTTACAGCACTCACCGCAGCAGTCGCGGCCTTTATCGCCATGAACGAGGAGAATTTGGGCGAGACAGAGGGCATGACCGCAGCAACCCGCGCCCAGTATTACGAGCTGCAAGACCTCAACGCAGAGTATGAACGTGCCTGCGAGCAGTACGGGGAGACCTCCGAGGAGGCCAGCAGGCTCAAGTATCAGGTGGACGACCTTTCGGCGGCGTTTGAGGCCAACAGGCAGACCGTGGAGGAGTTCACCGCAGAGGTGGACGCGCTCTGTGAGAGCGTCCATTCCGTATCGGCCGATTTCAACAGCGCCCTCGCCGATATAAACGCCAACGAAGTCGGCGCTCTTTCCCTTATCCAGAAGTATGACGACCTCGCTTCCAAGGCGGACAGGACGGCGGCAGAGGAAAAGGCACTTGCCGCTGTCAATAAGCAGCTCGCCACATCCTACCCCGAAATCGCAGCCCAAATGAACAACGCCACCATGAGTACCGAGGACTATGTGGAGGCCATGAAAAAGGCGGCAGAGGCGGAGGCAGAGGAACAGCGGCAGCAGCAGGCGCAGGAGACCTATATCGAAGCCCTGCAAAAGCGGGCGGAGCTTACCGATGAGCTGGCAAAGGCGCAGGAGAACGTCAACCTCGAACAGCAACGCATGGACGACATGAGCGGCTGGGATCACTTTTGGACTGGCGGCGAATGGGACGACCTTGAGGCCTACAAAGAGGCCCTTGAGGAGCTGGAAGCTGCCATGGCGGAGAACGACGCGACCATTGCGGAAATCGAGCAGGGATGGGAAGACCTCGCAGAGGCGGAAGCGGAGGCGGCAGAGGCCACCGTCAGCTATGAGGACGCGGTAAACACGGCCCTATCCTCGGTACAGGCAGATATAGACGCGCTGTGCGAGGCCTACGACGCAGCCTACGAGAGCGCCCGGAGCAGCATTGACGGACAAATTGGCCTTTTCGATACAATGGCGACGGAGACGGAGCTTAGTATCACGGATATGCAGGCGGCTTTTGACAGCCAAATTGAGTATCTGAACACCTACTCCGAGAACCTGCGCAAGGCGGCGGAGTATGGCCTTGACGAGGGGCTTATTTCCTCTCTCTCCGACGGCAGCGAGGAGAGCGCGGGCTACCTCAACGCGATCATCGAGAACATCGAGGCGCTGGGGGACAGCAGCGCGGAGGCGCAGGCTTTCGTGGACAACTTCAACTCCTCCTTCCAAGAGGTCGAGGCTGCAAAGGACGAGTTTGCCACCACCGTCGCCACGATGGAGACCGACTTCGACGAGAAGATGGCTGAAATCGAGGGACGGCTGGACGAGGCCATTGACAACATGAACATGGAGACGGACGCAGCGACGGCGGCCAAGCAGACGATGGACGCATACACGCAGGCCATCCGGGACGGCACCTCTAATGCCGTCAGCGCGGCGGAATCTGCGGCTAATGCAGTCTCGGCGGCTCTTAGCAGCTCCTACAGCGGCGGGAACGTCACCGCCGTTGCAGGCCACGCCAATGGCACCACATACGCAGAGGACGCTTTTATTGCTGGCGAGGAGGGGCCGGAGCTTATCCTCGGCAAGGCTGGTAGTACGGTATTCCCGGCGGACGAGACCGACCGCATCATTGACGCTGTTACCAACAACTACGACGACTACTCCACCAGCTACACACTCGCAACCCCAGCAGCCGGAGCCGGAAATGAGGACGGCAGAGAGGAGCAGACCAAGCATATTACCCTTGAAATCGCTGGCGGTTCGCCGATAGAGGTCAACGGCGGCAGCGGCACCAGCAAAGAGGACATTGTAGAAATCCTCGTTGCGAATCTCCGCCCGGCGCTGCTGAACATCGTCAAGGACGAAATCTTCGAGGAGGGGGACGGCAGTTATGAACACTAACTACCAAATGTGGATTACGGGGAACGCAGAGCAAGAGAAACTGCAAATCCCCGTTCTCCCAAAAAAGTTCAGCGTCTCCATCGGAAGCAAGAACACCTCTGTTGACGTGACCGGGCTGGGCGAGATCACCATTAAGCAGTCTCGCCCGGCCTATCAATTCTCGTTCAGCAGCTTCTTCCCACGCACCAACTTTCCCGGTATCGAGAATGTGCCGCTCACCGACCCGCAGAAATGCGTGGAGCGGATAAACGGGTGGATTGAGAGCAAGAAGCCCGTCCATATCATCATCACCGGGGCAGGAATCGACGCATACTGCACTATTGAGAAGTTCAACCGCTACGAGGAGGGCGGGGACGTGGGCACCATCTATTACGACCTCACCCTCAAGGAATACAGGGAGGTCACTTTGCGGCAGGTCTCAGTGGCAGGCAGCACGGCCACGGTGGAGCCAGCGCAGACCCGAGTGGACAACACCACCACCCCGAAAACCTACACGGTCAAGAAGGGGGACTGCCTTTGGAATATCGCCAAGTCCCTCTACGGGAGCGGAGCCGACTACACCAAGATTTACGATGCCAACAAAGGTACGGTGGGCGGGAATCCGAACCTGATTTACCCCGGACAGGTTTTGACGATACCAGAATAGGAGGCGAGCGGCTATGGCACAGGGCATCAACCTCACCGTCTATAAGAACGGCGGAGGCGGAGGGCTGGACATCACGCAGCTCGTCCAGAGCATCACATGGGCCGGGCGCAGGGGCAGCCCGGCCCGCACCCTATCTGTCAGCCTCCTCGACGACGACGGCTACTGGCATGAGCGCAGCGGCATCGACGTGGAGGACGGCTGGCAATGCCTGTTCCGCTATGACGGGCAGGAGCTTTTCAGAGGCATCTTTATGAACCAGTCCGCCAGCCAGAGCAAGACCCTCACACTCAAGGCATACGACAACGGCATCTATTTGAGCAATAACCGGGACACCTTCGTTTACGAGAGCAAGACCGCCGACGCGGTTTTCCGGGATGTTTGCAGCCGCTTCGGTCTTCCGACCGGGGACGTGGCCTCGTGCGGCTATACCATTCCAGACCTCACCAAAAAGAAGACCACGGGCTGGGACACCATCGAGGACGCACTGAGCCTTGAGTTCGACAACACGGGGACACGCTTTTTCGTCGTCAGCGACAAAGGCTCCATCTGCCTGCGCAAGAGGAAGGAGAACATTCTCCAATGGGTACTGGAAACCGGGGCCAACGTGTCCAAGTACAAATTTTCCAAGTCCATCGAGAACGTCCGTACCCGCGTGAAGCTGCTCTCCGGCGAGGGCACTGTGTTAGCAGAGGCCAGCGACCCGGCGCTTGAGCAGAAAATCGGCATCATGCAGGAGGTGGACACCCCGGACGAAACCCTCAACAGCGCCCAGCTCAACGCACTGGCAAAGTCCATGTTGCAGGAAAAGAAGACCCCGCAGCGAACCCTCAACCTCAGTAACCTACTGGGCATACCAGATGTGATTGCAGGGGTGGGGGTTTTTGTCATTATCCCGCATATCAACATCAGCAGGACGCTCTATGTCGATTCTGACAGCCACACCTTCAAGGACAATTTACACACCATGACGCTCGACCTTTCGTGGGCGGCGGATATTGCATAGGGGAGGTGATTGTGTGGCGGAGACCAACAGCAGCGGCAACGAAACCAGCCTCAAGCAGCTTTTCCAGAGCATGATACCGGGCGGCCCCGAACTTATGGAAGGGACAGTCATTCAGACTGGGCCGCTCAAAATCCAAATGACGAACGACCCAAAGCTCATCATCAACGAGCGCATCACCATCGTTCCGTGGCACCTCACCGACTATAAGACCAGAGCCACCTACCGCAAGATGGACGGGACGCTGGATAGCTGGACGAAGAACGACGGCTCCCACGCCGACCCCATCGGCGGAACCCACGTCCACCACGGAGAGGACTTCAACCTCTACAAGGGCATCATTGTCGTCCACAACGCCCTGCGCAAGGGCGACAAGCTCCACATTCTCGCCCTCAACAGCGGGAAGCTCTACTATGTGCTCGACCGGGTAGCCGGGCAGGAGGTGATTTAGTGGCGGAGAGCGTTTATATTCCCTTGCCCGTGGCGACGGTACAGGAGGCGCAGGAGCCGCCGACCAAGACCTACCGCCTCGACTTGGAGGAGGGGCGCATACTCGGAATGATAGACGGGCAGGAGGCAGTCCGGCAGGCCATCCACAAGGCGATCATCACCCCGCGCTGGAAGTGCCTGATATACGACAACCAGTACGGCAGCGAGATCGAGGCGGCGGTCATTCAGAGCATGGGCCGGGCATCACACGAGTATATCGAGGCGGTCGTGCCCGGCTTCGTCCGGGACGCGCTGCGCCCGGACAGGCGCGTTACGCTGGTATACAACTTCGTCTTCGCATTTACGCCGGAGGATAAGGCAAAGTATTTCCCGGAGCTTTTCGAAGTCGTGGGAGACGACGGGGACGCGGTTTTCGTCCACTTTGACGCGGACACCATCTATGGCACAGTACAGATTGAGGAGGTGATTTGATGTTTGAGGCGCAGACCTATGAGGCGCTGATGAAGGACGTGCTGTCGCTGGCCCCGGAGGGCATCGACACCCGGCAGGGGAGCATCTTCTTTGACGCGGTATCGGCCACGGTCAACAAAATCGCCAAGCTCTACACCGACCTCGACCGGGTATTTGAGACGGTGTTCATCGTCACAGCCTACGGGGAATACCTCGACCTCCGGGCGGCGGAGTACGGCATGAGCCGGAACGCGGCCACCAGCGCCAAATACTGCTTCGAGTACACGGGCACCCGCCCGGCGGTTGGCTGGCGGTTTTTCCACAATGACAGCGGCTACTACTTCACCCTCTGCGAGGACGAGGACGGGAGCCTCTACCTTGAAGCGGAGACACCGGGGACGGAGTGCAACTATATCCAGAGCGGCGATATTGCTGTACCCTGCAATACCGTCCAAGGCATGGCCTCGGCCAGCTTCGGCTCGATATACGGGGAGGGCTATGGCACCGACACGGAGGACGACGAACACCTCCGAAACCGCATTTTCGAGAAGATAGCAGGCCCGGCGGAGAACGGCAACCGCCAGCACTACAAAACGTGGTGCGAGAGCATCGACGGCGTTGGCCGGGCCATCATTTTCCCCCTCTGGTACGGGCAGAACACCGTCAAGGCGGTGCTTATCAGTCCCGACGGCCTCCCCGTGGCGGATAGCGTGGTGGAGGAGGTGCAAAGGTACATCGACCCGGCGGACGAGGGCATGACCGTCGAGGTGGGCGGGAAAACCTATGTCTTCGGCGACGGCAGAGGCAACGGGCAGGCGAACATCGGGGCGCACTTTACGGCGGTAGCGGCCACGGCCCATCACATCAACCTCTCCTTCACGGCGGAACTGACCGCCAGCCAAACGGCGGAGAACGTGGAGCAGGCCGTCACGGAGGCCATCACAGAATACCTCAAGGGCCTTGTTCTGGACGCAGAGGACGGCACCACGATCATCGTCCGCATCAGCGCCATCGGCGCTATTCTCGCTGGCCTCACCACATACCTCGTTGACTATGCCGACCTTACCGTAAACGGGGAGGAGTTCAATATCCGGCTGGCGGCGGACGAGGTGCCCGTGCTGGGGGAGGTGAACGTAGATGTCCTATCTTAACCCCCCATACGACAACAACTTCAAAGAGCTGTGCGCGGCCATGCCGCTTTTCTACCTCGACGTGCGGGAAATGAGGGCGATCCTCCGGGCGCAGGGGAGGCTACTGGACGGCGTTTGCGCCGGAGCGGAGGAGGTCGTAGACGCGAATTTCATCCTCACGGCAAACGAGGCAACGATACGCCAATGGGAGAGAGTTTTCAAGATCACCTACAAGGGCCGCCCTACCCTCGACCAGAGGAGGCGCGTCGTCATTGGCTACATCATCGGCTTCGGCCATATCGGGGAGCAGGAGATACGGGCCATAATCGCCCAGTACACCCCGAACCGCGTTGATTTTGACTTCCAGCGGGGGAATATCATCATCTTCATCGACGGGGAGATTTTCGACGAGGACAATATGCTCAACACACTCCTCCGCCGGATTCCCACGCACCTCTGCCTCAACATCACCGTCCACGTCCGCAGGCAGTTCAAGCTCGACCTCCCGCTCCTGCAAGGCGGAGCGTCCAGCATCCATATCCACGGCGACCCCCCGGAGACAAGGGAGGCTTTCGCGGCCATGCTCCTGCTATCGCAAAGCGCGGCAAGCGGCCCGACATATACCAGCGACACCCCGACCGTCAAAAGGACGGCGCGGACACATTACCGCCTGCAACAGAGCGGCGCGATCACGGCGGGGAACGACGGCGGAGACACGCCAGCAGTGCAGCGAACCATTGCAGGAGCCACCGTTCTTGCTCAAAGCGGCGCTTCGACATCCGGCAATGACGGGGGAGATACGCCACCAGTTCGGAGAACCGTCGAGGGAGACGCTACAATTACCCACAGCGGCTTCGCACGACCGCAGACGACAACAGATATACCCGAAACAAAGCGGGCCTCCACGGGCCTTGAAAAGGCCGCAGGGAGCTTGTTTTGCTATACGCACATCAAATCCAAGCGTATCGACTAATCCGAAGCCAAAAAGGAGGAAACAAAATGCCTATCCAGATTTACGAAGATGGCAGCTACCAGTGCTCGCCGGGAGCCGCGCTGATTGCGAAAGTTCTTGCCGGGCGCTGCCAGATGCACTACACGCGGGCCGCAGTCGGGCAGGGGACAATCCCGGAGGGCACCTCGCCCAAGAGCCTCGCGGAGCCGCCCGGATATGTGATGGACGCGAAGATCGCCGCCATCACGAACCCCCTCGACGGCGAGTGTCAGGTCACAGTTCAGATCTACAGCGCGGATGTCGTGACGGGATTTTACGCCACGGGCATTATGCTCTATGCGGAAGACCCTGACCTCGGAGAAGTCCCGTACACCTACCTCAAGCTGGAGGAGGGGCTGGAATGGATTCGCCCGGCCAGCAGCGCCATCGGAAAGCTGGCGACTTTCGACCTGATTGTGGCCGTCGGAGCGGTGGACGCAGTTTCGGCCAATATCGCCCCGGATGCTGTCGCCACCTACGAGGCGGTCAAGCGCATTATGGAGGAGCACGACACCAGCGACGGAGCGCACAGCGGCCTCATTTTGCGCATGAAATCCATGGAGCTGGCCGTCAACGGCAGCAACACCATTATCGGGGACGGAGACCCCACATCCGAGACCGTAGGCCGCAAGGGGCAGCACTACATCAACGCAGATACCGGGAATGAGTTTGTCTGCCAAGGCATCGGCGAGGACGGCTACATTTGGGAGCCCGTCGCCGCCGGGCAGTCCATCCGCGAGCAGCTTGAAGCGACCATGGCGAACGAGACGACCATCGACGACGTGAATACCCGGCTGACCCTTTTGGAGCTTATGTATCGGACGCAGGTTTCCGGCAATCCCTTCACCGTGTCCTTCTCCGATATGTCCGGCCTGCTGGTGACGGGCGTATGGAACGATACTTTGAAGCGGGTGGAGTTCTGATGAACGAGCTTATCAATTTCTCCCTCCCGGCGGAAAAGCTCTCTTGCTTTATCGGAAACCTCTTTGCGGAGCTGGAAACGCCATGCGGAAAGCAGTGCGACCCGGACGGCATTATCCTTTGCGGACGCACACCAGCAGGGCGGGAGGCCATGCTGACGATTGGCAGGGACAGGTGTACGTTCATCGGCAGCGAGGAGGACTATAACGCGGCCCGGAACGGACGGTGCCCCAACAGCCGGAGGTGCGGACATGGCTGATAAGGAGTACAGGCTGGGAAACAAGGCGCGGGAGCTGCTGACCTACACCAATCAGGCGACGAAGATCGTCACGGATGATGTGAGCCAGAGGGACGTGCGGAAAATCCTACAGAAGATCGCCGCCCTCGACGACATCCGGGACGTGAGGCAGGTATGCGGCCAGACGATAGGCTACCTCGACAAGAAGGACAAGCAGGGATTCACCAAGGCCACATACCGCTGCTACGGCGAGGATATGAGGAAAACCGCAAAGGGCATCGTCCGGGACATCCACGCAGCCAACGGGAAGATGTTCAATATCGAGTATGAAGACCGCCTGCGGCTTATCGGGCAGATTCTCGACGGGTGCAGCCTCATGTTGGAGTACATTCAAATCTGTCTGGACATGGGTATTATCTCTTTGGAGAAAAGCAAGGTCTGGACAAAGAAGGTGCTCGACGTGAAGTATATGTCCGCGTCATGGAAGAAAAACGACGGGGCGCGGGCAAAGAAAATTGAGGACGAGAAGCGGGCGGAGGAGGACGCCCGGCAGGTTGCGGTTGTCAAAACCGCCATTAGTCAGTACAACGCAGAGAGGCGTGTACGGCCAACGTGATTTAGATACCCGGCGGAGGCATCCGCCTTGTATTAGGGTGCGGCCCGTTTTTTTCCGCGTCGAACTGGTGGCTCCGGTGCCCCTATTGCAACTCCAACAACGGTGCGACGAACGCGCAGAACGTGAACTCCAATGGCAGTTGGAACAACAACAACTGCTCCAACACCTATGGCATCCGCCCCGCTCTGATGGAACGTGAGAATTAGTAGCCCGGCAAAACGGGCGAAGACAGTACACCATCATCAAAGGGGGCCGCATCCTGTCGAAAGCCTGCGCGTGGGCAGACGACAAACACATCACACCGAGGCAGGCCGCCCTCAAAGGGGCGCAGCCTGCTACCGTGGGGGAGCGGGCCGGTGTTAGGCATGGGCTGGCCGACCTCCCCCTATCCCCGGCCAGCCAAGATTTTAGGTGATTCACGGCATGACCTATGAAGAAATGTGCCAGTTTGAAACGCTGTATAAGGCGTATCTCTCGGCACGAAAGGGCAAGCGGAGCAAGGCCGGAACCGCCCAATATGAAGCAAATGCTCTCGCCTGCACGGAAAAGCTGTCGCGGCTCCTGCTGACAAAAACCTATAGGCCGAGCAAATTCGAGATTTTCAAGGTCTACGAACCGAAGGAGCGGGACGTACAGGCCCCGGCGTTTGTGGACAAGGTAGTGCTCCACGCAGCCACCGACAACATCCTGTATGAAGCGATCACAAAGAGCTTTATCCGGGACAACTATTCCAGTCAAAAGGGCAAGGGGACGCACGACGGCCTATCACGGCTCAAGCTCCAAATGGTCACATACTTCCGCTGCTACAAAACGGCGGAGGGCTGGGTGCTGAAAGCGGACATCCACCACTTTTTCGCATCCATCGACCACAGGAAGCTAAAGCGGGCGCTGAAAAGGCTTTTCATCCGGCGCGGCCTCGACATGGAGCTGTACGACCTGCTCTGCATCTACATCGACGCATCGGACGGCTTGCCGCTGGGCTACCAGACGAGCCAGCTCTTTGCTCTGATGTTCCTCGACGAGTTCGACCACTGGATAAAGGAGGAGAAGGGCTGCGAGTTCTACGGGCGGTACATGGACGACTTCTACATTATCGCCCGGACGAAGGAGGAGCTGCAGCAGCTCCTTTTGGAAATCAGAGAATGGATGGACGGGCTCGGGCTTGAGCTGAACAAGAAGACTGGCATATTTCCGCTGCGGAACGGCATCGACCTTTTGGGCTTCCACAGCTACCTGACCGAGACCGGGGCCTGCGTCCAAAAGCTGCGCAAGGACGGAATCGAGAGAATCCAGTCGCGCATCCGCTATTGGCGGGAGGCATACCCCGCAGGAGAAATAACCAAGGAGAAAATCATAGACCAATTCCAAGGGTGGGACGCTCATGCGGCCCACGGTGACACACACGCATTACGGCAGAAGTACGCCGAGCAGGTGGGAGAGATCATCGGAGAAGTACCGAAAATCCACCGAAAAATCAATTCCACCAGAGAGGCCCGCATCCGCAGGAGCGCAAAACAGCAACGGTGCATCCAGAAGAAAAAGGGTGCGCCGATTTCTTTTGCCCGGCCAGCAGCGGAGGGGCCGCGCCCGGACGACATACCGCCGTGGATGTAATACAAACACAGGAGGAAATTTTATGGCATCTGTCGCACTTAGCAACAAAGCCGTCGGCTCCATAGTCAAGCTGAAGGTCGGCGGAACGCCGCGCAACTTCATCGTCGTACACAAGGGCAAGCCCAGCGCCGCATACGACGAGAGCTGCAACGGCGTTTGGCTGCTGATGGAGGACATCTACGAGAACCGCCAGTGGCACAGCTCCAACGTCAACGACTACGCCAACAGCACCATCCACAGCTACCTCAACAGCACCTTCCTCGGCCTGTTTGATGCGGACATCCAAGCGCAGATCAAGCAGGTCAAGCTCCCGTACCGCCCCGGCTCCGGCTACGGAAAGACCGTCAACAGCGGGGCCAACGGCCTGTCTGCGAAAATCTTCCTGCTCTCCGGCACGGAAGTCAGCATGGCCCACGACTACATCCCCGTCCTCGGCGCGGAGCTGGCCTACTTCGCCGGGTGTCAGGACACGGCGGCGGACAACAAGCGCGTGGCGAAGCTCAACGGTTCCGCGTCGTACTGGTGGCTCCGGTGCCCCTGTTGCAGCTCCGGCTACGGTGCGACGCTCGCGCAGCTCGTGAACTCCAATGGCAGTTGGTACGGCCTCTACTGCTCCAACACCTATGGCATCCGCCCCGCTTTGATACTTCCCTCTTCTCTCTTGGTCTCTGACGACGGTACCGTAAACACGAACACGGCCCCGACTACGCCGGGGAGCATCAGCATCCCGGACAGCGCAGAGGGCGGGAAGAACATCGAGGTAACGTGGACGGCCAGCACAGACGCGGAGAATAACTTGGAGGGCTACATCGTGGAGCGCTCCACCGACGGCGGGAACACATGGACGCAGGTATTCAAGGGCGGCGGCCTCAAGGCGACGTTCTTGGTTCCGGCGGGCAGCGAGACCCTGATGTGCAGAGTGAAAGCCTACGACAGCGAGGGCCTTTACAGCAGCTACCGCAACAGCGCCCAGGTGAGCGTGTTTAACAACAATGCGCCGGGCGCTCCCGCGAGCATCAACATCCCGGAAAGCGTACTGGGCGGAGGGACGCTGGCGGTGACGTGGGGCGCGGCCACCGACGCGGACGACAACCTCTCCGGGTACGAGCTTGAGCGGCAGGTGGACGGCGGCGAGTGGGCGCAGGTCTACAAAGGCGCGGCCACCAGCTACACGGACAACATCACGCGGGGCTGGCAGAGCGTGAATTACCGCGTCCGGGCCTATGACAGCTACAACGCATACAGCGCCTACACCACCGGGACGGCGCAGCCCGTGAACAACAACAGGCCCCCGGTCGTCACCTGCGACACGCCGACTGGTTCTGACCTCGGCACACGCGCCACGGGCTTCTCCGTCAGCTACAGCGTGACAGACCCGGACGGCGACCCGGTGACGGTGAAGGAGGACATCGACGGCGCGGCCCTGCGCAGCTTCTCGGCGGAATCCGGCAAAGCCTATACGATGGAGCTGACGGGCGAGACCTTCATGAAGCTGCTGAATGGCCCCCATGCCCTCGCCATCACCGCAGGGGACGGCAGCGCGGAGGCGGCCCACAGGCTCACCTTCACCAAGGAGGTCACGGCGGCGACGATCACCCTCGCGGAGCCGATGGAGGCGGACGACAAGATCACCATCTGCGTTCTTTCCGTTGCCGGAGAAATCCCGGCGGACGCTGATTTTTCCGTCGAGGTCACGAACAACGCCAACGACGACAACCCGGTTTGGGAGGACTGCACCATCGAGGTCAAGAACGGGGGCAACCATATCTTCACCAACGAAAGCGCTGCCAACGGTTTCGCGTTCAACTTCCGCGTGAGCGTTGAGCGGGGCGCGTCCGGCAAAGGCGGGTACATTTCCGGCATACAAGGAGGGTTCCAGTAATGGTAACGAGACGCGAGGATTCCATTAAGGAGCTGAACAAGCGCAAGACCAATGAGCAGCTTGCCGCAGAGAACGCGGCGCTGCGGGAGAAGGTCTCCGCGCTTGAGGGGCAGCTCACAGACACGCAGATGGCGCTCTGCGACGTTTACGAGGCCCTTGTGGGAGGTGAGCAGTAATGGCGAAGGTTTATGCCGACCTCATTCGCAAGGGGCTGAAAACCATCGACGGCGTTCCCGCCCGCATCCGGGCGGAGGTCGAGGCGCTGCTGGCGGAGACCGAAAATGAGTAGGCTCCGGGAGTGGCTGCTGAAATGCTTGCTCAGAAAGGAGGTGCAGATCATGGCTGTCGTTTACGCCACGCTCATTGTCAAGGGCAAGAAGACCTTGGAGCAGGTGCCCAGCAAACTCCGCGAGGAGGTGGAGGACATCTTGGAGGCCCTTGAGGTCAAGGTCTAAGGACTGCGCGGGAGGGGCTTTCCCTTCACCGGGAGGGGGCGCTGCTACGCCCCCTCCTACCTTTTTGTACGGAGGCAATCTATGGAGAGCATTATTGTAGCCCTCATTACCGGGGGGCTGGCATTGCTCGGCGTGATTTACACAAGCAACAAAAACGCCAAGGCCATGAGCGACAACATGGACGCGAAGCTGGACAAGCAGCAGGCGGTCATGGAGACTAAGCTCACGACCTTGGAGGAAAAGGTCAGCAAGCACAACAATCTCGTCGAGCGTATGTATCGCCTTGAGGAGCGCACGGAACTCCAAGAGGAAAAAATCAAGGTCGCCAACCATCGGATTGAAGATTTGGAGAACTTTCACAAGCCAGACTGAAAGGAGCGCACATGAAAACTGCGCTTATCGCCGGGGCCGCCCTCCTCGTTGGGGTGGCCCTCGGCTATATGCTGAACCTGCGTACCATCCGCACTCTGCGCCGGAGGGTTAGGGAGCTTCGGGACGGGCTGGACAGGCCTCAAACGGAGACGATGAAGCGCGTCCTATGGGTCTGCGTCCTCAACGGTTTTGCGTGGGTTTGGTGCAGCTACATACTGGCCGCACTCGACAAGCCGCAGATCGCGGAGGAGCTGTCAAAGGTGGCGCTCGTCGAGATCATCGTCCCGGTTGCCGTCTACGCATTTAAGTCCGTTGTTGAGAACTTGAGCAAAAACAATCGCTGGCCCGACAGGGCGGCGGCCACCAGCGCCGACAGCACCACCGCGCCGGAGCCGCCGGAGGAGGGCCAGCAGGAAGGAGAAAATCTATGACTGAACAGGAATTGAGAAGCAAGGTTGTCAGTATCGCGCAGGGGTGGCTCGGCTGCAAGGAGAGCAACGGCACCCATAAGCCCATCATCGACCTCTACAACAGCCACAAGCCGCTGGCGCGGGGCTACCCCGTGAAGTACACCGACGCATGGTGCAGCACCTTCGCCAGCGCGGTCGCTATCAAGGCCGGGCTGACCGACATCATCCCGACCGAGTGCGGCTGCGGGAAACACGTCGAGCTTTTCAAGAAGCTGGGGAGCTGGCAGGAGAACGACGCTTATGTGCCGTCCCCCGGCGACTACATCTTCTACGACTGGCAGGACGGTGCGAGCTACGCCACCACGGACAACACCGGGGCACCCGATCATGTCGGCATCGTCGAGAAGGTCAGCGGCAGTTCCATCACCATCATCGAGGGCAACATGAGCAACGCCGTCGGGCGGCGCACCATCAAGGTCAACGGGCGCTATATCAGGGGCTACGGCGTACCCAAGTACGCGAGCAAGGCCAAGGACACCGGGACGGGCACAGGGGCCTCTACGGGCACCACAGCGCCCTCCACGGGCCTTTCCGTGGGCGACGTGGTGAACTTCACGGGCACCGCGCACTACGCCAGCAGCAACGCCACCGCGCCCAAGAGCTGCAAGCCGGGCCGGGCCAAGATCACAGCGACCGCCAAGGGCGCGAAGCACCCCTACCACCTTATCGCGGAGAGCGGAGGCGGAAGCAGCGTTTACGGATGGGTAGACACTGCGGACATCGGCAGCACCACGGCGAGCGCGGCCCGGACGTACACCGTCCGCAAGGGCGACAGCCTTTGGGCTATCGCTGCCAAGCTGCTCGGCAACGGGAGCCGCTACACGGAAATCAAGAGCCTCAACGGGCTTTCCGGCGATACCATCCACGCCGGGCAGGTCTTGAGGCTCCCGGACTAAGGAGGACAAGATGAAAGAATTTCTCTCTACGCTTCTGCTCGCGGTCGTGACCGCAGCCGTCCCGGTGCTCACCACCTACGCCATCGGCTACATCCGGCGGGCCGGGGAGCGGGCACAGGCGAACACCGACGACATCAAGGTACAGGGCTACCTCAAGGAGATCACAGACGCGATCTCCGACGCGGTGGAGGCCACCAGCCAGACCTACGTTGACGCATTGAAAAAGGCTGGGAGCTTCACGGCGGAGGCACAGGCAGAGGCCGCAAAGCGGGCGCTCACCGCCTGTATCGCCTCCATCAGCCCGGCGGCCAATGCCTTTATCAAATCCGCCTACGGCGACTTGGAGAAGTATCTCGCCAACCGCATCGAGGCGGAGGTGCGCAAGCAGAAAAAGGAGGAACCCGCAACGCTCGCGCTCCCCTTGTTGGAGAGCACCGTGCCGGACACCAAGGCCATTGCCGCGACCTGCGCCGCAGCGACGGCGGCAGCCGTCACGCAGGTTGCCATCAACCAGCCCGGCACCGGGCAGCCCCCCGCGCCGGAGCAGCAGAACGACTAACGCCACAGCAGACAGCCCCTCTCTCGGAGACATCCGGGGGAGGGGCTTTATTTTTTTGCCCCAAAATGGGGCAAAGTCCACAAATGCGGCGCTGGAAATACAGCACAGTCAACAAATGTCCCGTTTCGTGGCAAAATTTCTAAAAAATAGTTGACAATGTCCCAAATAGGGACTATAATGAGGGTACAGTCAAGGACAGGACACAACAAACTACCCGATACGGGTCACGACATAGGAGGTACAACATGAACGAGTACAAGATCACCTACACTGGCGAGAGCGAGGGCTACCAGCTCGTCATAGAGCGCACCGAGGCCGCTGCCAAGAAGTTCTTCCTCTCCATGAACAAGGGCATCAAGCTCGACATCACCAGCATTGAGCTTTACCGCGAGAACGCAATCGCCACCAAGCAGCAGGAGCGGGACACGCTGGCGGCCATCAGGAAGATGGTTGAGGAGCTGGGGCCGCAGAGCTACCTCGCCACCGCATTTGATGGGTGCTTCGAGGATGCGGAGAGCAACATCGAGAACGACTTCGCCGACAGCATGAAGGCCCGCTGGCTCCACGCGGACGCGCAGCTCAACGCAGCGAAGGGCACCATCGAGGAGTTGAAAGATCAGCTTGAGGAGAGCAAGAAGGACTGGGAGGCCGCCCACGCCGCAGCCCACGCAATCGCAGAGCAGAAAGACGCGGAAATTGCGGCCCTGCGGGAGCGGGCCATATCCCCGGACGACCTCACCGACGCTATCCAGCTCGTCGCCGAAAAGCAGTTCACCCTCAACGCAGAGGTCAAAGAGGTCGCGGAGCAGATTGTGGAAACGGCCACGGAGCCGGGGAGCGCATCATTCCAGAACGCGGTCAAACAGCACCGCGCAGCGAAATCCCAGCTCGACTACTACACGGCCCTCTTGGAGCGGCTTATTAAGGCAAAGGGAGAGTAATTTTTTATACCGCAAAATGACGCGATACGGGGCGTATTTGTTTCACATGAAACCCTGCATGACGTGAATCGGGACAAGCTGACCTATCGGCAAGACGGGGGGAAAGGAAAACGCAATGGCGCAAATTGAGATTATCACCACCGTCTCCGAGGAGGATAGGCGTTGGTTTTCTGCACAGCACCCCCATCACAATGTCGTCGGCTTCCTTCGGGAGGATTACGGCAACGGGAACGGAAGCACCCACGTTATCCTCAAGATGAAGCCCGGACACAAGGGCTGGACACCCTTTGGGGCGGCTCGGGACTGCGGAGATCACTACATTATCGCCAGATACAGCCAATACGACCGGGTTGACAAAAAGACCCTCGCCGTCACAAAAGACGTGGGCGACCGATAAGCGGCAATTAGACAGCCTGACCTACCGGGCACACGGGGAGAAAGGGAAAACAATTTATTTAGTCCAATCGTTCGACGGAAGTAGCAATTTCTATACGGACAGCCTTAAAGAGGCGGAGGACGTATATTTCGATAAGTTTAACGCCTCTGAATTTGTCCAGCTTCTCCACGGAGAGCCGGGCCATTACGAGACAGTTAGACAGAGCTGGTAAAAGCCGAAACGGGCCGCAGGCCCGTCGCCGGGAGCCGCCCTACCCGGCCTGACGATGGCAGGGCAATAGAAAGGAGTGCTGAACCATGACAGCATTAGAGCAGAGAATCAACGCCCTCTTTGAGGAGCTTGTACCCGCCAGCGGCAAGGCGGACACCGTGGCCGGAGAGATCATCCGGGCCGTCTCCCGGATTGCCTACCGCAACTACAACGACGGCGATCACGTCGGCGTGGGGTACGGGAACGAGACCTGCAACCCGGCGGCCCGGTATCTCGGCGAGGTGGCTGGCAGCCACGTCCAGCAGGCCGTCATTGATATGTGGGGTGTCGCCGACGACGACCGCTACAACAAGGCCGTCGAGAACCTTGAGGAAAAGGTGCTGGCATACCTCGACGAGCACCCGGAGCTGAAAACGACCCCCAATACCGAGGATATGTGGGACTACATCGACCGCTTCGAGGACAGGGACGACAGCGAGGACGAGGAAGACGAATACTACCGCCAGATGGACGAGGAGGCAGAGGCCGACGGGGAGGAGGAATGGTAATGCTCAAGCAGGAGTACCGCTGCGGTATCTACTACTTCAACCGGGAGGAATCGCAGGACGCTCGGCTTATCGAAGAGGTCAGCTTCACGGTCGAGGGGGAGGACAGAAACGCTCTCGACCTCGCAGCCACCGAGAAGATGGACGAGATCAGCCGGGGCCTCAAAGACGGCCAGTATATCGACGACATCAAATGGGGCGACCCGCAAGAGGCCGCCCCGGAGGAGAAAGAGGGGGGTTGGTGTTAATGCGCTATTACAGCACACAGCGCCCGGTCGGACCGGGGACGTTCCCGCAGCCGGAGGGGAACAAGGTCGTTGAGCTGCACAACTTCGACAGCAAGACCTATTGCGAGGAGATCAGCCGGGAGGCGTGGGGGTACATCGACTACGAGCAGGCCCTCTCCCCGGAGCAGGCGGCCAGCTATGAGCTGGCCCCGGCGAAAAGAGTCGCAGAGTACATCGTCCACCATCCGCCGGAGTACCGGGAGCACGGATTCGCCGTCCGCCCGTGGCACTACCAGCTCGCCAAACTCCTCGACTGCTGGCTCTACCAGACGGCGGAGGACGCGACATACAAAGACCCCCTCCGGCTGGCTATGAAGGAGTTCCGGGACAACCTCTACTCCTTCATCGTCGGAAACAGCCCGGACTACACGGCAGCGCCTTGGGGCGAGCTTCCCGCGCAGTCGGTGGCCCGGAGCCACCCACCGATATTCCACATCAACACCGCGCCGGGAGAGGCCATGGCCCAAAAAGGCCACGCCTCCTACCCGGAGGACTTTCCCCACCTCAAGCCCGGCGAGACCTTCACGGCATGGCGCGTCGAGGACGGCTGGGAGGTAGAGACAACCCTCGACGGCGCGGCACTCATGGAGCGGCTGGAAGCGTTTCGCAGGCAGGAGACGGACAGTGTTTGAGCAAATCAGCCTTTTCGACCTCCTCCCGGAGGGCACCGTGGCGCGGTGCTCCATGGACGGCAGAACGGCCCCGGCCAATAGGCCGGAGCCGTGGATGAAGCGGCTCGTCCCGAATGGAGAGTATTTCGTCCGCGTAGGCGATCACCCCCTCGTACTCAAGCCTACGCGGATACAGGAGGAGGACATACCAGAGGGCCACCAATACTACCACTACACCATAGGCGGGCAGGTATACGCCGGGGTTTACGTTGGAGAGGAAAACGGTTAGGAGGAATAGAACGGCTATGGCTGACTACAAAGACAAAATCAGGAAGCTCCTCGCGCTGGCGGAAAGCCCGGAGGAGGCGGAGGCAAAGGCGGCACTCCTCCGCGCCCGCGAGCTGATGGCGAAGCACAAGCTCACCGAGGCGGACTTGGAGGAGGCGAAGAAGCAGACCGTCAGGAACGTCCTCACGGACATCACCTGTAGCAAGCGCCGCGACCCGTGGATTGTCGGCCTCTCTGCTGTCATTGGCGAGAGCTACTGCTGCAAGGGTTACAGGAATCACACCAAAGGTCGTCAGACGCAGACCATCGGATTCATCGGCCTTGAGGACGACGTGGAGATTTGCGTGGCGATCTTCAAGTACGCGGTGGACTGCATCAGGGCCGGGGTGAAAGCCGTCAAGAAGGAACTGGACGGGTACTACCCTTGGTACATCAGGCAGCAGTGCGACAGCTACGGCTACGGCTTCGCCAATGGTATTGATGCGGCCCTCAAAGGGCAGGACGAGGAGAAACACGACGACTGGGGGCTTGTACTGGTCATGCCGAAAGAGGTGCAGGAGGCCTCCCAGCACCTCGGAAAAGAGGAGTTCAAGGCCCGGACAGAAGGCACCATCGACCCCCGCGCCTACGCGCATGGGTACGCGGAGGGCAAGGAGTTCGACCCGGCCCAAAGGCTCGGAGAGGGGGTTGCGGTATGACACCAGAGCGGCAGGCGGAGCTTATTTCCAAGGCTTGTAAAGAGGCTGGGCTTGACAGCCATATCCGCCAGATTGAGCGCCGGAAAGACGCGCAGACGTGGGCGGAGAAGATAGCCGTCCAGTTCATGCAGGCCGGGCAGCAGCTCCCCGTGAAGAACAGCTATATGTTCTGCGATACGCTGGATATGTGCTTCTTCTACGGGCCGGGGGACACCCCGAAAGTGGCCTATGCGGGCCACGCCGGAGCGGACGAGAGGGACATCACCGAGGGCAAGCTGGTCGAGGCTTTCCGAAAGGCGGACGCGGTTTTGCGGGCCATGAAGCGGCTCGCCGGGGAGGAGGTGCGGGAGCCTTGAAACTTTGCGACAGGTGCCGGGTGCCCGGCTGCTGCCTCAACTACCTTGGCCGGGCCTGCGCCAACGCCAGAAAGGAGCATTGCCCGGAGGTGCAGCCGAACAGGGCCGAAATCATTTCCAACATGAGCATCGACGAAATGGCAAGGCACCTACTTCCGATGTTCGAGGAGCTTTGCGAGGACGGCATCCCAGCGCCGGACTACATGAAAGGATGGTTGGCCGGGGAGCCGGAGGAGGGCGAGGAGCTTTATGGAAGATAAGAGGAAACGCAGCAGGGCGACGGTCAACATAGACAAGATCGCGGAGCTGGACAGCCATTGGAACGAGGTTATGGAGCTGGCGGTCAAGTACGGCTTCGTCACGCAGGCCTACGGCGGGACGGCAACGCTGGCAACGCACAAGAATCAGCTTGAGGCGTTCCGGGCCGAAAACTATATCCAGCGGCAGCGGGACATGAACGGTATCGACATGGAGGTGCAGACATGA